ATGAACAGCGCAGCACTCATCAAAGAAATGAAAAAGGCCGGTTGGTATGAAGTCCGGGTTCGCGGATCACACCACCAGTTCAAGCACCCTGACTTTGGTCACACAGTCACGGTGCCGCACCCCCAAAAAGAACTGGGCAAAGGTCTTGTAGCTGCCATCAAAAAACAAACCGGGCTGAAATAGGCCCGGAAAGGAGAGATTATGCGCTACCCAATCGTGATTGAGATGCCTACAAGTGAGAAAGAAGCTTACGGCGTTGTGTTTCCTGACCTGCCCGGCTGCTTCTCTGCTGGCGATACATTAGATGAAGCCATCACTAATGCCTCTGAGGCCGCTGCACTGTGGATTGAGAGTACGTTAGATGATGGTGGAAAGGTGCCACCCCCTTCGTCTTTTGAGGTCGTAAGGAATAATCCAAAATGGGCCGGATGGGTGCTGGCTGTAGCCAACGTTGACCCGATGCTGTTCGATAGCTCGGCGGAGCGCGTGAATATAACGCTCCCTAAGCGTGTCTTGGCGCGCCTTGATCGTCGGGCAAAAGAAGAAGGCGACACGCGTTCAGGGTTTATTGCTCGCTTGGCTATGAGCGCCTGACTGACAAGCCCTAACCTGATCCCGCAAAACCACGTCCTGCCGCGCAATCTCAGGCAGCGCCACAAGTGCCGGGTTGGCGCGTATCTCTGCCGCCGCCTGCTGCTGGAACGCGGCGCTCCATGGCGCGATCTGGGGGCAGATAGGCTTGAGGGTTGGTTGAGTGCATGCGGAGAGAATGCATAACAGGCCGACCATGCCGGTGGCGTTAACGATATGGTGGTTAGCCCGTCCCTGCATCTAGCCGCTCCAAAAGCTGGTCTTTATCCTGCGGCCCCTGTGCCTGCGCCTGAGCCATACCCTCAGTCGTGGTTGTCACTGCTTGAGCATTGGCGACCGCTGTTTTGTCGGTAGTCACGCTCTGCGCATTGCGGCCCGCTTTTGTCGCATAGACCACAAGCGCGATAAGCGCCCCAATCACGAGGATTGCGAGCGCCCACCAGAAGTAAGAGATCACGCGCCGCCGGTTACTGCGGGCGTGGTCGTGGCTGTAACGGCTGCCGGTTTGGTTTTGGCGGCGATAACAGCCGTGTTTAGGCCGGACAGAACCTCAGTTGCGCCAGTGAAAACGCCATCCAGATCGAACGGGGCTTTTTCGGCCAGCGTGGGGAACAGACCGTCAAGCAGAGATGTAACGCCGCTAGTTACTTTCAGCACGTTATCGCTCAGAGGCTTGCCAGAAATTGTAGCAAACAAGGCTTCGCCAGCGGTTACGAGGGGCGTTACAGAGTGTGAGTTTGTTGCAACATTAGTTGTCATGTCGGGTTCCAGTCAAGTTTTGGGGGTTGTTTTGGCGGCTGTGTCGTCTGCGTTTGACGCGTGGCGACCGTTCAGCCCCAGCTTGTTAATGACATCGTACAGCGGCAACAGCTTGCTGCCCGCCGCTGGCCGGGGCCAAAAAAACGCAATCAGCGCACATGTGCTGACAGCGAATGAACCAATTACGCTAGCGGCTGCCGCATATTTCGCGGGCAGCAATGGCAGGACGTAATTGAATAGGGACGCAAGGAGCGTTGTGGGATCCACGTCATGCCTCCATCGCTGCGCGGAATAGAGGCACAGCCTGCGCTGCTACCCCTGCCCCGCCCGGTGTGTTGTAGTGCTGTTTCCAGTACGCGGCCCATGCTGCGGCATCGTTTGCAGCGGGCAGAGGGTCAGGCTGGCGGAGCAGGTGAACGCGGCACATTGCGGCGGCGTAAAGCGGGTTGGTTACGAGCGCCTGCGGTGTCGGAACTTGGCCGTTCAGCAACCGGGAAAGCGCGGTCTGTAGCTCTGGGCGGTAGCGTATGAAGTTTGCCCACATGTCATCGTGGGTGGCGTCCTCCATTTGCCAAAAGCCCTTAGCGGTCTGGGACTTATTAAGCTGCACAAGGTAAACGTACCCGCTTTCTTTCAGACCTATGCCCAACACGCCCTGTTGTGCCGAGAGCGTATTTAGGCCAGAGGGCAGAGCCGCAAGCGCCGGTTTAACCCAGAGGTCTCGGACGTGGGGGAGGAAGAGGCCGGTCATTGACTAAGCCAGTGCAGCAAATAAACAGCGCCAGCCGCTACGCCGCCCCCTAGGCCAGAGAAACCCGCGATAAGCATATTTTTAAGACTTCCCTGCTTTTGAACTGCCTTGAGAATTTCGTTGAGTGTGGCCTGTTGGGCTGTTTGATGGGTGCGTATCTCCACAACGTCAGCCTCCACTTTTCGCATGTCGCCAGTGAGTGAGCTCATGCGTTCGGAAAATTCAGGCCGGGTAATGAATTGCGAAAACGGCAGTGCGTTAGGCGCACTACCCGGAATAGCGCCTAGCGGCTCAGTCATGTTCAGTCCTGTGGCGGAGATTGATTTTAGATTTTAGGCATAAAAAAACCGCCCTATCTGGCGGCTGAGGTAGCGATACTGGTGGCGACGAAGCTATGAAGTAGTGCTTGTCGTCGTTGCAGGCGGCGTGTAGATGCTGCCGACCGGGTATTTCCCGTCCGCGTCCAGCGCGTAGGCATAACCCTCGGGTGCCGTCACACCGGTCAAGGCGGAAAGCTGTTGCGTTGCGATGACCGTGCCTGCGGCGGTCGAAACCTGTGACGCCGGGACTACGGGCGTATCGCCTGCGGTGTAGCCGTAACCCGGCTGGTACATACGTGCAGCCACACGATAGAGGATGTAGTTCTTGGGGGCTACCGTGGCTTCAGTGGCCGTCGAGGTGGAGCTGGCGTCGGTCATGATTGTTTCCTGTCTATATCGGGGGTTTAGCTGGCTACGGGGCCAACAGCCCTAACCGAGAGGATAAAGTCTCCGGACAGCGCACAGCTTCCATTCGCGTTGTCGTAATAAAAAACATCCAGCGTCACACCCGACGCCGTGAGCGTTCCCTGCAAGTAGTTGGGGAATATGCTTTTATGCTGATTCGACGTGCCCGTATCATTGGAACAAGTCAGGGTAAGCGCCGGGGAAGATGCAAATGCCATCGGAAATTTATGCGCCGCATTCCCCTTAAGGCCCGTCACTACGTATTCCTGCTCCAGAAGCCACGATCCGTCAGGGAGGCGCGTTTTTTTCCACCAGCCGAACGCAGGAGAATCGTTAATAACCCCGGTCTGCACCTGCGCATATTCCTGCGCCACGACCCCATTGCCGAGGTTTAGCGTCAGGTTCTGGCTGGTCTGATCCACCACCAGACTCTGCACGGTGATGAAGCCGCTGCCCGCCAGCCCCACGATCCGGTTGCCTACCTGCGTGTTCAGGTCGGACACCTGATCTGACCTGGTGGCAATTTCACTGGTCAGGCGGCTGGACAGCGTTGCCACGTCAACTTCAGTCGCTAGGAACGCGTTGCCGCCGTTATAGTAAAACTGCGGTCGCGCCGTACCGTCTGGTGAGGTAGACCCAGCGGCGTAAACCAATTTTACGCCCTGCGCATCCGTGCTAAGCTGCGGCACACCGGAAACCGACTTGCCAATTTGAGTCTGCACATCGGCGTTCGTGTCGGACTGCGCTGCCAGTGCAGTTGTCAGGTTGGTCTGAACGGTCGTAACATCTGAATACCACGCGAGCGATCCGTAGATTCTATCGCTGATTGCAGCCCAGACGTGCCCGACGCCGCCCGCGTAATAGATGTTCGTAAACGCCGTATCGCCCACGGCGGGGTTGGGCGCGTAGGACCGCAGGATAAAACCCTGATCGGTCAGGGCGGATCCGTTCATCAGCGCGTAGCGGATGCCCCCGATTCCAGTTGAATCCTCGCCAATGCAGATTTTGCCCGCTGTCTGGCTGGGGCCACCGCCCTGCTGCACCGGAGTATAGCCCAGCGCATCCTGCTTGGCGGCCTGCAGTTGCGGGATGGTGTCGTAAAACGGTGCGCCATCGGCCTGCGCGATCATGTCCGCCGCAATGGACGTGGTGCCTGCGGGCACGGTTACGGTCCATAGCGGGTATGCGTCCGCTGGCACCGAGGTGCCGATACCCAACTGCGCCACGTCCTGCCGCACAGTTGGTGCCGTGTTGCCACTATTGTCGGCCCCGGCATAGGTCACGGACGGATCGGCGGCGTTGTAGAACGGTAGCACGGTGTCATCACCGTCCACCGTGGCAGGCGTGACATACACGGTGTAGGTAGCACCTGCCCCCGGCACATCCAGCGTGACGGGATCACGGCTGCCATACTGACGCACGAGCGCGCTGGAAATGGCCGCCAGCGTGCCATAGGCGGATGCATCCACCACGCCGGGGGCCAGCAGCGAACCGGGGGCGATCACCAGCGCCAGCCCGCTGCCCGGTGTGCAGGCAAAGCCGCTGGCGGAAACCGTGGACCAGCCATAGGCCATAGCTGCAAGCTGGCCTAACGCCACATAGGCATTGCGCTGGGCGTTCAACTGGTCACTGTCCAGCGGTATCTGTGCCGGATAAACGATCTGTCTGTCCATTAACCAAGGGTCTCCACGTCCTGAACCCACGCGATGGTGCCTGCGGGCATCACATCGGCCATGCGGTCCAGTGTCTGTGTTGCGGGTGGGTTGGTGTCGCCAGTCGGCAACTGGGCAAAAAGCTGGAAGGGGGCGCCGCGTGAGCCGTAGCGCAAGGCGGCCACGCCGTAGCCGTAGCCACCGCCAATGGCGGGTGCCGCAAGGCTCCCCAACCCCTTACAATCAGCGGCGTTGCGTGGCTCAATAAGGCGCCCGGGCCGCCCCACCTCGTAGAGGATGGTATTTTCAACGTCAGGGCGTGTACCAAGGGATGGGAAAAGCGCTTCCTGAATACGCTTGCGATATTCGTCGTCACTCTCCCCCTGTTTGCGGGGCAACCCTGTGCCGAAAAAATCAGCTGCGAACATGTCCAGAAACGCGCCGGTCATTGTCGCAAGGCGGGTCTGCTCATCGGTTCCGGTCAGCAGCCCCCAGACCCATGCAAAAACAGAGCCAAACCCTTGCAAAAACGCATTGAGTACCGGTGCCCGTTCGGCCTCCCCGCCGGACGGTGGATTTGGGAACCACCCCGCTGGCAATAGCCGCCGAACACGCAGGGCAAAGCCGTTTTGTGACGTATCAGCCAAAAGTCACCACCCCGGCTCGGTAAGCCGTTCCAGATGTAGCTGGCAGATCAATCGTGCCGCCAGCCAATGTCACGCCTGACACATTAGTAACAGCCGTGCTGGCGGCGTAGGCAATTTGAATAAGGCGGGAATAACTGGCACTCTCGCCAATTGTCAGGCCGTTCAAGTAGACCGCAATGTTCGTGCTGATTGTCGCCTGAATAGTTGGTAGGTCGCCTGTGCCGTTAACACTCACCGTCATGGTTACTGGTGGGCGCACAATTTTGGGACGCACAACCTGTATCGAAACAGTCGCAGGGCGCACATCATCAATGGCAGCGTAAACCTGATTTATAATGGCATCTGACACATCGCCGGAGCCATCATCAATAAACGCCACTACATTGCCGGGCAGAAACGCACCTGACGTGTCGACATTCTCAATCACCTGATAAATCAGGTCAGCCGAGACCTCGGTTATGGCGTTCTCAATAGCTGAAAGCGTGGCCTTGGATCGGCTATTAATGTAGCTCACAAAGCGCGTGCGCAGGGCGGCATCTGTCTCGCCCGCGCTGCCGTTGGTCAGCGCCGCGTCATTCGTCACGGTGTCTATGCCTGAAATGGCAGACCCCAGCAGGCAAATTGCGCCCGCAGCAACATTCCCTGCCGTGCCGGTTGTCTCGCATTTCACTGGCAACGTGATAGATGCCACGCCAGCGGGCCGTACATAAGCCCTGTCTGCGGTAGACCATGCGCTATTCGTGCTGTCCTCGACCACATCATAAATGATGTTGCTGGCCGTTTTTACGGGTGTGCCAACAACAATCGTGGCAGATTGATTGTCGGGCGTAAAAGAGGTGAAACGCACAACACCTGTCGCCGCCGCTCCCGGCTCACGCGACAAGCCAAAATCGGCCACAAAACTGTCAGCGTCCGCACCAATAGAGGTGGCAAGGCGTGTGCGGGAAAGTATTTGCAGGGCAATAAACTGGAACCACAAGCCAACGCCAGACACGCCCTCAAGCATGGCACGGCCCGGCGTGCCTACGCCGAGATCAAGCAGCGCCGGACACGCGCCCTGCGCCGCTGCAACCGCATTGGCCAGCGTGGTTTTAAACGATTGGAATGTGAGTGCCACGGAAGGCTCCAGTGGAGAGCGTTAGCTGGTTAAAGTCAGTTCCTGCACGGCGCCGGTCTGGGCATCTGTGTAGGTAATGGCCAGCAAATAGGCCCCGGTTTTGGGGCTGGTGATTGCAACGGTAATGGGCTGGGTTTGGTCAACGCCCGTTTCATTCTGCATTTGGGCCAAAACAAGCGCGCGAATATCGCCCTCATTCATCACATCGCCCACACGGGCTGGTAGCCCTGCGCCGTACTCTAGCTGCCAGATATAGCCACCAGCATTGGTGCAGAGCCGCCGCAAAATGGATTGCCGGGCCTGCTCAGAGCCAGAAACAACAGCAAGGCCGCCAGATGCCGACAATTCAAGATCGCCACCGATAGTGTGAGAAAGGGCGCTCATGATAATTTCAGCATCAAAGAGAGCTTGTGCCGCTCCAACATGCCTATTGTTTCAAGGCTCCCCAACTCTCCCGCACTGTAGTTGCTGAATTCTTTATCTGGATGGGCCGCCAAAGCCACCAGGCTTATAACGTCACCGCTCTCAACTTGTCCCCTTAGCCCATCAAGCAGATCAAGCATGGCTTGCTTGTTTGGTGATTCTGCTTGTTTGAGCGTGATTACAGTTTTGCTCATTGCGGTTTCCCTGTCGTGCCGCTACCCGGCTGCACACCGCTGTGAGCATGCCCCTTGCCCGAAATGCCAGCAGCCACCGTATCAGTATCGCCAGTAACCGTGCCTTGGGCCGTTACGTCTTTGTCTGTAGTGATTGAGCCGCCGGTAACGGTTAGGCCCGCAGTAGTCAGGTCCATACTCACACCGCCCACAACCCACGCTTTGCCGTCATTTGTTAGCGTTTCGGTCGCCTGCCCTGCCCCGCTGTAGATGCCGGTTTTGGTCATGTGCCACCATGGGGCGTACTTGGTTGCTGCGCCCAGCCCTGCCCCTGCTGATTGAGGCGGTTCTCCATTTCCAGCGACAATCAGTAATTCACCCGGCTGAGCCACTTTGCTAGTGGCTGGTGAAAGCGGCGGCATCACCACGGCGTCATAAATCGGGCACGCTACAAGCCCGTGCTCCGCATCGCCGTCTATGTGCTGAATGACTACGTGCGCGCCCACGTCTGGCGGGCATGAAATGCGCAGCGTGCCAACCTGCAAGGCGGCATAAGGCAACCACCCGCTTTCAATATCAGAGGGCTGCGTGCGCACTTTTACCGCATGGTTTACGGGATCAACGGCACTCACAATCGCAAAGCCGGGCTGGCCCACGGCATTTACTAAACTTGCAGCTATAGAGCGGGCATCATGCATCGTAAGTTTCGCCCTTCGTCGCGTCTCGCGTGCGCAACGTGATGTTTTGCGTAAAACTGCCTGCCCACGAAAAGGAGCTGCTTACCGCGTCAATGTCGTGGATGCCGTCCCATGTCGTGCCGGTGCCAGAAAGCGACATGAAGTGGCGCGGCTCCAAGGTGAAGCGGCCCGGAATTGTGCCCGTTATAGTGCGCTCATGGGCAACAATCTGGTCGTATTTGGATTTGGCGTAGGACTGCACTTGCTCCAGCCGCGCACCGGGCAAAGTGAAGCTGTGCAAGTTCCCATTGGCCAGCGCCTTTTTTGTTGAGCCACCATCGGCTGACCAGTAATACTCAACCCGGTTCCGTTGCCTGCTATCCCAACTCGTCACATGTACCACGATACCCTTGGCAATCTGGTAATCACGGCTAAAGCGCAGGCCAGAAGCGCCCATAACAAGCGGCACTGTTGACCCCAAGTCTTGGTAATTCAGTGTATGCACTACGCCAGTTTTGGCCGATGGATAAGGCGCGCACACGATGGTTTTACCCTCTGCATACAGATCACAACCGGTCATGTTTGCAAGGTAACTCGCCAGATCAAAAGCCGTCTGAAATCGGCTGTGGCTACTGGCCGACTTACGTTTGTGCTCAATCTGCCAAAACTGACCTGTCATGCCGTCCGACATACTCACCTGCGGCGTTAAGCCTGCCGCCTGTATCATGGCCGATACAACGCCGGGGCCCGTCATGTTCAACCACCCATCGAGCACCCGCAAATCAAGCAGTTTAGCCAGATAATCCCGGCATTGAATGGTAACGCTTGTTTCAGCCGGGCTAAAATCAACATGGTCAACAATGCCCCGAAACATCGTTGTCCACTGAGCGCCAGACACAGCGGCATCGCGCATCTGTAGCTGCACATCAATGTCAGGCAAAGCCGTAGCACCAGACGCGGCTTTTACATCAAACCATAGCCCAGAGGTCGGTATTTTAGACCTGTCCAGAGCAAACGATAAATCCAGCGTATCCGCACGACTGTAACGGGTGCGCGTTAAACTGAACTGCTCCAGCCCCGTTTCTGGCCGCTCTGTGCCATTGACCAGCACACGGGCCTGCGGCATGCGCCACGTTTTATGCCCAGACGCTGTGACGGTTACACTCTCACTCACGATGAAACCCCGGGCACGCCGCTAGCCTGAGAGGCATCCACAGTTGGGAGTGTCAAACTAACCGGAGCAACAAATGCCGACAGGTCTGGGTCAGACAGGCCGTTCAGTTGCGCAATGCGCCACCACTGCGTGGCATCACCCAAATGGATGGCGGCCACGTGGTAAAGCGTGCCATCTGCCGCCGTCACTTTGATGGTTTTTGCCATAACTGACCTAGTGAGCCGTTACGATAGGCCCGTTTTGAGTGCCATCAGTGGCCGTTACTGCATTGGCGTAGGCACGATTTACCAAAGCACCAGAATGCGCCGAACTAACGTGCAGTTCTGCATTTTGTGTAAGTGTAGAGAGCCCAGCCGCACCGTTTAAACCAATGCCCTCAAGGTTTGCCCCGGTTTGACTTATCGCGGTTGTTAGCCCGCTACCCGCCCCTTCAAGGCTAGATACGAGACTGGCGGCGCTGTCTGGAACTGAGGATAAATTAACAGCAGCCCCAGATAGGCCACCGGCCACAGTCAGGTCGCTCTGTATTTTAGCAAACACACCACCCGCGCCAATCATGTCGGCGATAGGTGTCACTTGCCCCACAACCGTGCCAAGCTCTCCCGTTATGTTCCCGGCGACTGTCGCCACATCGTTAACGGCGTCGGTTACACCAGAAATGGCGTTAGCAGCGTCATCGCCGATCAAGGAAGAGAGGCTTGATGTCACCCCAGAGGTTGACGCTCCCTGTGCGGGTTGTTCCAGCACCAAACGGTACGGGATAACAATGCCCTTTTGCTGATAATCACACGAGAACTCAGCAATTTTAACTGTAAGGGTTAACCCCGCACCCGAGAACGAAACAGGCTTTCCCGCAATGCGCATCTGCTTAAGCATTTGAGAGCGCGCAAAGGCCGTTGGCCCAAGAAAGCGCCCCTCTAGCTCAAGGCGCGATGGGTCATTGCCCACAGCGTCCAGAACGCGCCCCCCACCCGGCAATCTGTGCACAACAACCTGCTGTTGCCCGCCGTCTCGTATGCGGTCAGGCACCTCCATGCCCGTAAGCACAAGGCCACCAATTTGAACAGGCGCAGACGCAGAGAGCCTACCTATTGAACCAATCGCGGTTTCAATAGTGCTCAGCGAGAACGCCATTTTCTCTCTTCGGGCAATAAAAAAGCCGCCCGGTTAAGGGCGGCTGACACAATTTTGGTAATGTAGTTAGAAACTAACAGAATGCTGTACAATGTACAAGGCCCTACTCTGATTCCAGGGCAACAGCCACGCGCGCGCCTTCACACTCGCTGCCACCTGCGGGAATGGATCAACGCCGGTTTGCTGGGTCAAATCCTGTACGCTCTCCTGCTCACAATGCGGCCTCTGCTGCACATTGTCACACACGTAAGCCCCGGCCCTATTGCTGCTGGGCGAATAAACGGCTTTCCATACCCGTGCCGGTACATACACGTGGTCTGGGCCGAGTAGCTCAACTGGAGCGCGCCCGAAATCAGGCCCCGTCACCACATACAGTTCTCCCTCTTTCTCCGTGAGGTCGCGCACATGCTGCTCAATGTGTGCCCATTTATTTTCATTGAGCGCAGCAGTTTGGGGAATGATATTGGTGGTCGCGTAGGTTTCTGCCCGTGCCGTTGGGTCTGGCTGGTCTCCACTAGGGGCCATATGCCCTCGGTCGTAAATGGAGCCATGGTAATCTGCCAAGGAAGCGGCCCACGACACGCGGTAATCCTGATAAAACCGCCACCGCAGCTTAAGCCGCCCCGCTGCCTCAATATCGTCAGACCATAGGTGCTCAGCCACCCAAAGCGGGCCATGAGAGACGCCAGAAGCTAATACCGCGTAACCCTGATTGCACAGCAAAGACGCAGGCCCAGGCACCTCAACCCGCACTAAAAGAGGCAAAGCCTCATTGGCTCCAAAGTTCACGCACCCAACATCATCGCGTGAAGCTACGGCGGTTGAGCACCCAACAACCGCATGCTTCGCCTACGCGCCCCGGCACAGCACATACGCACCGGAGAGCAGACAGGCCAACCTACCTGCCCCGTAGGCGACCAGTCGGCATGGGTCAACACCCGGTCCAGCGTCTACCATTACCGGCATGAACGCTGGTACGGGAACACGAAGTATGGGCAGTAGCATGCTGCATAAAGTTTGGTATGTTATATCAAACTTTATGCAGGGCAAAAAAATGGATAGCAAGGATATTTCAGTTGTAATTCAAGGGCCGATATATATCGGCAGAAATAATGGCAGCATTGAAACTGAATATGTATGCCGATCTATCAGAGAACTACTCCCTTATTCAGAGATAATATTATCTACATACGAAGGGAGCATTGCTCCTGATGCGGATGTTGATAAAGTCGTGTTTTCTGCGGATCCGGGCGCTATTCCATTTGAGGAAGGTAGCGACAAGCCAAACAACCTCAATCGCATGCTCGTGACCAGTCAAGCCGGTATCCGTGAAGTCAGTCGAAAATTCACACTGAAAATTCGATCTGATATGGCCGTGCAGCATGGGAAGTTTATTGATCATTGGGAGCGTCTTGCTATTGCCCCCCATCAATTTGGCATATTTGAGAAGCAGGTTATCGCGTATCCAATTTATTCCCTCAGATTTGAAGGGAAAAAGAAGATAATGCCAAAGCCATTCCATGTTTCGGATTGGTGCTTCTTTGGGTTATCAGAAGATGTCAGATTTTTATTTGACATACCATTGGTTGAGGAACCTTTATACTCAAATTATTTCAGAACTCACAAGAGTATATCTTACGACACACTTCCTGCTGTAAAGTGGAAATACAGTCCAGAACAATATTTGTTCTATAGTGCATTTAGTAAAAAGCACCATGTGAAATTTGAAAACAAACAAGACTACAGCAAGGAAAATATCAAAGTATCTGAGGAAGCTGTATTCAATAATTTTATATTTATAGACCCTGATATGTGGGGACTATCCAACACAAAACAGTTTTATGCCAAGAAACTGTACAGATATGACAACAATTGTTATTATGGTCTTATACAATTCGGAACTTACATGTCGATGCGAAGAAAACTTGGCATGCCCGTTCATTTATCTGACGCCATCAATGGGTATATCAGAAAGTTTTGGAATGACGCGCGACACGAGATTTTATTCAATTTCAAAATAAAAAAACGAAAATGAATAAAGCGGATGAGCGATGGTCATCGACCAATCGCCCGCCCTGGATACTGCGCGTACTGCATCAGATCCGGGGCCGTACCAGATGCTCGCATATCCTGACGGGCCTGCTCCTGCGCATGCATGGTGACAGCCTCAGCGAGTACGCGCCTATCCAGCAGAAATCTACCGATGCACATTATGCGGCCATGAAATGGTAATTGATAAAGGCGAAACATTCCCTCCAGATGGGAGTCATGGGCTCCCATCTGGAGTGATTGATAGATTACGCAGGCAACATGAGGCTTTGGGCTTCGAATGGAAGCTTGTTGCCGATCCCAAACATAGGAGTGAAGTCGTTAATAAGATTTAATAGTACCAGCATCGAATGTCCTCCCTCACTGCCCCACACTCCTGCCGGGGAACTGCGGATACTGCATCAAGTCTGGCGCTGTGCCTGTAGCGCGTATCTCTTGGCGCGCATCTTTAAACTCAATATCACGCACAGTTCGCGCCAGTTCTCGGCCATCAACGTGTAGGGATATGTTGGCTGTGCCTACGTGGCCTCCGTTTTGACTACTCGTAATGGGGCGATTAACTACAGAATCAATGCGGTGAGCTTGGTGGCCGCCTTCATTAGCCACGCCGGTTACAGCCCCTACAACACCCCCGGCGATTGCCCCAACACCTGTGCCTAGCCCCGGAATTACTGACCCGCCCACAGCGCCAGTTCCCGCACCCACAGCAGTGCTTTCCAAAATTCTCCGTATTGGCCCCGGAACAATATCAATAATTTTCCCTATAGCTGTCGCAATCCCTCCCATCACGCTCAGTAGAGCGGTAATATCGTTCGCAAATTGCCCAATATCATTCGGGTGCTTCGAGACGAAATCACCTAAGCCATTGAAGGCTGCCGTCAGTGATTGCAGACCACTAATAAACGGCCCTTGAGTTGCTCTCCCAACAGAAAACTCCAATCGTTCCCATGCTGTATGCATAGCAAGAGATTGCGCCTGCTGGCCGCCAGCTAAAGCTGCAACAGACTGCGCTGCGTCTGTTCTACGAGCGGCAGCGGCCTGCCGCGCTATATTCCCCCTTGCCCCGGTAGTTTCCCCCACAAGGTCTGATACGGTCATACGCTGAATTTTCCCCAGAAGCTCTGAGTGAGAACTCAGCAATGGAGAGAGGTAGTGCGTAATCCATCCAATAGGGTCGGAACGTAACTGTTCTTGCCCTAAAAACTGACCATTTTTTCCCACTAATCCTAGATGCTGGAAGTATGAGAAATCCTTATCCGTCATGCGGGCGTGAGTGCCACCAAACAGGTTTTCAAGGGAGCGCACCTGCGTACCCGCTTTGGTTGGGTTCACGTCGATAAAGTGGGCAAGGTTCAACCGCCCCTCATCAGACATTTGCTGAGCAGCAAGCCCTGCCGACTTGGAGAAGGCTAGAAAGTTTTGACCATGCATGAACTGGCGGTTGGCGATAACCATGCCGAGAGCAGAATCAGTATCCCGAGACGCTCGCTCCATGGAAAAATGCCCAGTCCGGGGATCATAAAAGCGGTTAGAAATATCCTGCGCTTTTATGAAGGCGACACTCTCCCTCATTGCGTCTTCTGGGCTTTTCCCAAGAAGTTGGAAGGTTCTGTCTACACGGTTGATCAGAGTGGCAACCGGTGCCTGCTCCGCCATCTGCCCACCGCTAAGCTCGTATGCCTCTTGGGCGATTCGCGCCGCATCAACTGGCGATAGATAAGGATTGTCCCTCATGGCCTGCGCAGCACTGGCGCGGATTGCGGGCATATTTGCCGCTGCCGTTGGGTCGCCCATCATTCCTAAAAAGGTTTGGTCGTAAACGCCCGTCTGATGATATGCAGACGCAAGAGTTTCATGCGCCCCGTGCACTCCGGCGTAAGCTGCCGCCGCCCCGATGAATGGCCCCACACGCGGAATGCCTAGCCCTGCAACATAATCACCTGCCGCACGGATGCCCGATCCGGGTCGAGGCGCATTGGAAATTGGCCGCCAAGGGCCAAATGATTCTCCATAATTTGTTGTGGCAGGAGCCGGGTCATAGGTCAGCAGTAGTGGCGATGGGCGGCCAGCACTCACCTCACCGTAAGGTGCGCCGACAGCTATGCCGGGGCCGCGTCCAGTAAACAAAGGCTGAGAACTACCCCGGACAACAGTCGTCTCGCCTCTGGGGTCATAGCCCAATAATAGGGGCGCTCGCATATTATCCGGCGGAGGAAGTAGCAACTGCGGCGCGCCGGGCATATTCATTGCAGCGGCAGAGAACGGAGAAACGTAGGAGCCGCTCCAAGTTGCCACTGGTGGAATGGGCGGCATGGGCGGCGCTGCCGACCTACCACCGCTTGAAGAATTAGAGCCATTACCGCCCCGGAAACGGGACGATGATGAGGCAATATCTTTTGCCGCCCGAGCAGACCGCTCCATATCGTCAGCTAGACCTCGGGCCAGCCTGCGTGCACCCCCCAAAGAAGAAGCCATGTCATTAAAGCCGGATTGAGCCGCTCGTTGCGCCTCCAATAAACGCTCCAGCGCGCTAACCATCTCCCCAATGGGGCCTGTAACGCGCTCGGCATTAGCAAAGAGATTTACGCCGATCTGGTAGGCTTCTATTGACATTACCGATATGCTCCTGAGCGTTTCGTAATTTTTAGCGCTTTGGTCTGCGGGGGAAGTTCGCTATGCAAAAATTTGGGCCTGTTGTTATTGATAATAAAATCGTTAAATATGGCGGCAATAATTACCCATCCAATCGCATTGATTTCATTTCAATAGACAATAACCAAAAGATTAAATCTGCATTGGTTGCCGCAATTTTATGGGTTATCGGCATTCTTTATGGGATTAACTTTTATCAAAAACAATCTGACTTTTCTCTTGAGGCAACTATACTATGCCTTGTGTTTGCAGTGATCGCTTGCTTTTTCGCATTGAGTAAGAAAACTTTTTTGAAAATGTCAGTCGCCAAAAAATCGATCGTAATAAAGGCTCCCGACAAAGTCACAGCCATACAAATATGCGATGCGGTCACGCGAGAAATTTCCGCGTCAAACAACTGAAAGAGGCGGCCTCGCAGCCGCCTCCCCTTTCAAGCTAGAGCCTCACGCTTTCGGCGCTCAGATATCTCCTGAGCAATGAGTTCCATTTGTTCCAAGAGCGTCTTTTTTGGCTCTATTTCGTGCCAAAGCCTTGCCCTGCGCGACTTCTCTTTTTGAACGTCTTCCCAAAGCTGCATGACTGACAATGCGGCCAAACGAAGCGAGCGTTCGCAATTTTGTATGTTTACTGCTTCAGGTTGCCCTTCAAGCCTCGCGCACACAGTCACACTGCGGCTAAGGCCATCGAGAATTTCATCATGGTGAATTCTCACGCCAGCGTTGCCACCCCCGAAGGGGTGGCTGGCCTCAATCAGGCTGCCTTCGCTGGCGTTTTGGTAAAAGGGGCTGGTTTTTCCTTATAGGCAAAGATTTCACAGATCTTGGCCAACCCTTTATCCGTGAAGACCACCTGAGGCTTCTTAATCAGCTTGCCATCGCTGTTAGTGTATTGGAATGGCTTGTAATCTAGGTACCCGGCTCTCTCTTTCTCCGAGTAGCCCATCCAGATTTCTTTAGCCTTATCGCGGTAAATCCACTTTATACGATTGCATTCTTCGATAAACGCATCCCGAGGCCACGAACAACTCTTCGCCGCCTGCGTCAGAGAATGGAACCCGCGCATACCGGCCAGAGTATCGAGGGCCTTAGCCTTCGGCTGCGCAGCCTCAAGCATGGCCGCTTGCAACTTCCCGCGCTCTTCACTCACCTCTAACTTCCCCTGCAAGGCGATTATCGCGCGGAAGGCCAGCATCTCGGGTGTTTCTTCGGTTAAGGCTGGTTTGGTTTCCAACTCCAACCAACGGTCAATGATCTTAGCTCGTAGTTCGACACTGTAACCAGACGTAACAACCATCGTATTGCGGTAATCTAGTTGGAACTCTTTGTACGTCTGGCCATTCTGGGGGTGAATGTAGGGGGTCTCGTTTCCACAAACGACACCCTTTTTCACCAATGCCCTTATAGTCTTGAGCACATTATCATGCGTACTCCCTGTCAGCTCCGCGATTTCACGGCTGGACATAGTAGGGCTGGAATTTGGGGCGGTAGCTGTGATAACAGTATTCATACCAGTGTTTCCTTATTCACTGCGAGAGGCATCAGAGCGGTTTTCGAGGCCGTGCTCTGGTGCTTCTTTAATTTTGGGGTCTCGCATACCTCGGCGTTTGAACTCGTCTCGGGCAAATTTCCACTCCTCTACACTATCCATGAAGCCATCCCATGCGGAGCCAAAGGCATCCCATGCCGCCTGCTGCCCTTTCTCTAATTTGATCGTTTCATAGAGTTCGCAAACAGAAGATACATTCATGGTCTCGCTTGTCCTTAGCGACCTTATGAAAGCAGAAACTAAAAGTTCCATAATTTGGAATCCGGGTGCATCTTCACTTTCCATCTGAATTGTTCTCTTCCTTTTCTTTTTCCATTTCCTGCCTAAGCAAGAAAACTATGTGGCCACTAAGGCTGCGCTGTTGGCGCTTTGCTGCCCCCTTGACGTGGTCATGTACGTCTGGAGGTAGGCGTATTTTCATTTGCGGGTATGAGTGCGACATGGTCTCCATTCCAGAACCACCGTGGTTCATAATTCGTTAAACCACGGTGGTTCTAAATGCATACATGGCCAGAACAGACCCTCAGCTTAAATTGCGCTTACCCCCGCCTCTAAAGGACTGGGTAGATCAACGTGCAGAGAAGAATAGACGTTCTTTAAATGCTGAAATCGTTCATATATTAGAGGGCGTTAAGGAGCGGGTTGAGGCTCCAGAACCAGACGATAGCCTCATGGGCAAAGAAGAATTTTTGGAATGGCTCAAAGAGAATCCTCCCCCCCACTCGACCACTATGAGCCGACCGAAGAGGAAGTGGAGCGAGAGAGAATTTCTTGCCTCTGGATGCAGTCGGAAAAACTTTCCAACGCAGACCTTCTAGAAATTCTCAAATATAGACTAAGCGGAGAATGGAAGCCCTAACCTGCGCCCCACCCACATGACGGCGGACGCCGCCCAGACGTCCGTTTTGGCGGGGAAAGAGCGTTTTGCTCTCCGGGCTGTCGCCGAGAGGTTGGCTGATAAGGCTGACGGTGGCGGCGTCTAACAACCCAGCCACGCAAACATGACAGCAGATTCACTGTTTGTTCATCTTTACTAAACTATTGATGAAACCCAAAATATATTTCAATTTTTACTGCGTATAATCGCTCATGTTTTATTATAAAGGTTAAAAGTAATGCCACACTATTTGTTTGCTTATCTATGGAAAGAGCAAAATCAGATCACGCATAATGATATTAAGAATGCTTTTATGGCTACCCACTGGAGGGATGCAGTAAATTTACAGCATCTTAAAATTCTCAATCTTCCACATACTACTCTTATAGGTAAATTCGACACAATTGATGATGCATGGGAAGATATAAGTAGTAAAATTTTCAGCCTGATAAAATCAAAGGATATTAGTATGACAAGAGATATCAATGTCATTAATTGGCAATTTGACAATTTTTTGGAAGATTGCATTATAGTTGAGATGACAGGATCTCTCATGATTAAAGATCGTAGCCAAATGGCAAAAGCCTCGTTGTGAAGGCTATTGCTAGTCATGGAGGCGGGTTTGAGCGAATCTGATCTTGAGCAGTGGGTTGCGGAAAGTATCCGTATATCCGCGTCCAAAGGGTACCATCCCTCTTTTTTCATAGACATGATAAAACGCCGCGGGACCCAAAAAGCTATGGCTCGCTTGGTCAATTCAGGCAAAATCCAATCAGAGCCCTTTTGGAAATTCACGGATGAGCGTTTCGGCGTAGCATGAGGCTTCCCATGGCGATGTGGATCATGGCCTCTGCGACGTCGATCCGCTGTTCGTAGTCCTTCACAAGGCGACGCCAGCGGATCATCCAACCGAAGGTCCGTTCCACAACCCACCGACGCGGCAGGATTTCAAACCCTTTTGCTGTCTCTGACCGCCGGATGATCTCGACTGTGAAGTCGAGAAAAGTGGCCTTATCCATCAACTGGAGGCGGTCATAGGCTCCATCGGCAAACAGGTGCTTCACCCAAGGCCAGCGTTTACGAATGGCATCAAGGATCATCTGTCCTCCTGCACTGTCCGAAATATCGGCTGTTGTCAGCTGGACCAGGAGAAGGCGGCCATCCGTATCAACTGCGATGTGACGTTTCCGACCGACGATCTTCTTGCCTGCGTCATAACCACGTGTCTTTGCGTGGGGTGCCTTGATACTCTGGCTATCAATGACACCACCCGATGGACTGGTTTCGCGTCCTGCCGCTTCACGATCGAGCATCAGACAGACATCATGAATGGTCTGGAACAGGAAACGGCGCATCAGCCTGCGGAACCACCAGTAAACCGTTTGCCATGGGCCAAAATGAACCGGAAGCATCTCCCAACCGCAGCCTGAGCGCACGAGATAGCGCAGAGCATTGATGATCTCACGCAAATCGGTTGTCCGTTTCCGACCACGCCGGTTCGCAGGGGGCATCAGAGGCGCTATGCGCTCCCATTCCTCATCTGTCAGATCAGACGGATAGCGTTTCGTCTTGCGTGTAATTCCGGCCATGCGGCCTCGTTGTGCTGGCGTCCACATCCTGCCTTTAAATCACGCTCAAAACCTCTTGAAAACCTATCATAGCGAATTTCCAAAAGGGCTCTCAGGTCTACCTAGGTTAAAAACACTGGGCTTGGCTGATGAATGGTCAATTGAAGCTGGAATTTTAAAGTTTCCAGGGCAGTTTAGCCCAGAAGAGCGCGCTATGGCACGGTTCCGGCTGGATAACGTTGATGATCCACTCCTGAGATAACAGCCGCACGAAGAGAGGCGCTTATGAGAAAGTTTCTATTTGCTCTCTCGCTGAGCATGCCTTTCTTCTTTTCGCACCCTGCCCTAGCCTTCAAAGCCCCGGCCTATCAGGAGGCCCCGCAGAGCGCACCCAACGAGGCTGAGCTTCAAGAGCACAAACACTACCGCAATATGGACGGCAAAACCGTTCACTCCCCCGCGCACACTAAGTCTGGCCAAGCGCCTCCGGGGGCATCAGCAAAATGCGGTGACGGTAGCTACAGCTTTAGCCTCCACCATCGCGGCACTTGTTCGCGCCACGGCGGGGTTGCGGAGTGGTTGTGAGGGTTTATGCCTCATCATCGTCTGTAGCGCTGCGGTTCGGCATGGGTTTTCCCTCTATGGCGCGCACAACCATGCGGCCAATGCCGCGCGCAACCTTTTCTTCATTGCGGAAAGCGGCAACAGAAAGCTCTGGCCGTGGAGGTTGGTAGTTGTTTTGTTCCATGCGGCCCAACTCAAACACAACCGCTTTTATGTCGTCTGAGCCAATAGAAGCATCAACGCGTAGGCCCGCACCTGATACACGAATTCCATAGCTGTCTCGCATATCTCCCGTTCTTAGGCCGGGGTCATCTGGAGAAAAGCCCTTCCTAATTCTATCGTTTATCGTGCTATCGGCAAGGGGAGCGGTAGGCAGGCCGCTTTCTGGCCCCTCAAGATAATGGCCTATTTGGGCTTGGGTTTCCTTTTTGATAAGGGCGGCACCATCACTCACCCCAACCTGCACAGCCTCTGGAATGGCAGGCAAAACCCGGCCCTGTAGGTGACGGATAAACCCCTCGATGGTCGAAAACTCACGGGCCACCATCCACCTCCACATATGACCCCACATCCCAATCAAAGGACATGGGGGCAAGGCCGTATGTCTCACGGCTCTTGCGCTCCATGATAATAACGCACGCAGCAAATCGCCGGGTGCTAGACCACTTACACGCAACGTCCCACGGCACCCCGCCTTCCGCCAAAAGTAACATTTCTTGAAAGACGGGGTGCCTGCTTAGTTTTTTGCCGCTTCCATATCCACACCATTGGGAGAGGCTGCCCCCCCTCCATCGCTGGCGGCTTTGGGATAGAAAATAGCTTGCAGCGCCAACATGCCATCATTGCCGATGCGGCGGGCCAACTGTTTGATTTGTTCTTTGGTGCTGGGCATCATGACGGGAACGCCATCTATAGCCTCAACCGAGCATACCATTTGTGCATAACCTATCCATGGCCCAGCAGACGCTGACTGCATGGCGGTACCTGCCATTTCAATGAGGTCTAGCGTGTCGCCGGGGTCAAGCTCGCGCAACTCAAGCTTTTTACCAGATGGTGTTGTGACTTCTTTTTGAAGATTACTCATGAAATTTTATTCCGAATGCTTGCGACAAAATCAATGTGCTGGGTGACAATATTCTCGGACTGATAGCGCCCAGCATTGCTGAGGCGGATGGCAGCACCCACATATTCGTATGTTGTTGTGGTGTCGTCCGTCTCTGTCACATACTGGTAGATATTGCCGTTGATGATCGTTCCTGCCGCCCAAAATCCTGATTCAATATCGGCAAAGAGGTCATCGGCCCCGCTACTGTCACGCTGAAAATCAAAGCCTCCGCTCCAGCCATTCGGCACATCGTAGAAGCGCGGCATGTCATTAAGCGGCATAGATGTCAGGCGGTTTGTCTGCTGCTGGGACTGAAACCCCGTGACGGTAGGCAGATCAACGCGGCTGCCGTTGTAGATCAGCACAACGCGGCAATCTCGGCCTACGTTAAACGGTTTGTTGGCCATGCGGCCCTCCAATAAAAAAGCCGCCTGTTACGGCAGCTGTGTGAATGGGAAAGCCTTAAGCGGCGCTGGCAGCCTGCACGATAACCACGCTCGAACCGCCTTGAAGATTGACGATAAAGAAGCGGTTAATGCCCTGATACCGAACCTTCACATCGGCCTGCACGTAACCCAGAGCGGTGCGGGACTGCGGGTTGTTGGAGGCGTCACACACCACGGTATAAGAGGCCGTGTTCTCCAGAATCCCCGCCGTTACCATATTCGAGAGTTTGCCCAACAACGTGGCCCGAATATCGCCAAACAGCGTAGCGTTGATCACGTCACCCACAAACGCGCCCATGCCAGAGTTGATTGTATTGGCAATGTAGTTGGTCAGGCGTGGGTAGGTGTCGTCATTGGTTGTATCGCTGGAGGAGGTGTTGATACCCCCGCGCACAGCCCAATAACTGCCACCCGGCGCAGGGTTGCAGATCACGTCAATGCCGTTCTCAAACAGTGCGCCGAGTTCTGCGTCAGAATAGGTTTGCGCCGTGCCAGATGAAACTAGCCCGGCTTTCTGGCTGCCAATTACACCCACAAGTTGCTTGTTCAGGCTGGATTGCTCTGGTGACAGGCCACCAAAACGCCCTGCCACAAACGCTTGGGGGGAAACTAACATCACGCCGTTTGTGTCGTCGTCCCACCACAGCCAATCGCCAAACATCAGTTTCACACCGTAGCTATCAAGCCCGGCTGCGGCTTTCGTGCTCACGGCATTGGTGATCGTGTCGCCAGACGGGCCAGCGCAGATCATATACAGGCCCTCTTGCAGCCCGAATGCCTTCTGCACTGTCCACGTTGTATTGTCGGTCAGGCCATGCAGCACGCCAAGAGCGCAGTTCTGGTTGCGTAGGGCGTACATGCCGGTACGGGCCGTGCCGTCTGTGCCAATGAACTGCTCGGCTTTTGGCGTTGCACCATCTGTACCGCTTGAGAGCGTAACAGTACCAGCCGCCAACGCAGGCGCAGTATCAGGCACAGTGGCCACCACCAGCGCAGAGGTATCTGCCGCAACAGCTTTGGCAATATCAGCCCACGTTGTGCCGGTGTATGAGCGGCTTCCTAACACGGCATGGCTGGTTGTGAGCGTATATTTAGTGGGGATTATGGCCCCCTGCGTTAGGGTTGCCGTAATCGCATTGCCTGCGCTGCCGGTATAACGCGCGGTCAGTGTAACGCCCGCCAGAGTGCCTGTTGCTGCCGCGTCTGTCCCATCACTTACGCGCACGCAGCGGAAATCAGAAGCACCGTTCAGAATGGCAATATTAACGGCTGTACCAATGTCGGTGGCCAAGGGCTGTTTGGTGCCAAATGCGGCCAAGCAATCTCCCATGCTGCCCACAATAACTGCTGTATTGAGCGGCCCCCAGGCAGCGGTGCCAACAAGGCCAATGCGCCCGCTTGATACGCCATTCAGTGCCAGCGTGGCAGGCTTCTGCACCTGCGTGTACAGGTTGGGCACCACCAGACTGTTGGTGTTCAAATCACCTGCCTGATAAATCGTCGGCATGGGTTATTTCTCCTGAGTGGGGGCAACGCGCACGGCAAACCGCGCCAGCGTTCCAGCCTGCTTGAGTGCGGCAATCTTGGTGGCGTCGGTCAGTCTGGCCCCCGGCGCGTAGCCATAGCCGGGCTGCGTCACAACGTAGGTCTCCGCCGTTTGGGCAGCCGTAGGGGTTGCCGCTACAGGTGCAGCCGCAACCGTATTTTGATCTGGCATGTTATTTCTCGGAAATAGTGGTGGAGACGGCCAGCAGGCGGCTATCTCCGGTTGTTACGGTATCGCCGCCATGTGGCGTCAGGCCCGCGCTATGGAAAAGCATCTGCGCCATAACTGCCTGCACGTCCGTGTCGTATGTCGCAATGTAGCGACAGGGCCGCATGTAAATGCCGTTGTTCTGGGCGGTGTCGCTGTTCCAGTCGCCCCGGCACTCAATCTGGAATGTGGAGCCGTTGGCGTCTGTCAGGAAGTCAATAAAGGCCATGCCGTCATTAAGCGCCGTGCCAAGCGCGTCTCTGGCATCGGGTGAAGATGACCAGATCGTGACCTGAAACAACTGCTGCTGCCTGCGGGCAATGCGGACAGCGCTAGAATAGCCTGCCACCGCAGCTTCTATTGTTGTGGCGTCTGGCACACTCACTGTCGCGCCGTTGGCTGTGGCGTTGGGTATCTGTGCAGCAAGTGCTGCAGCTATGGTACTGGCCGTGTCTGTGGCCTGTACGGCATAGGCCGCCACGGCCCTATCTTCTATCGCTGCGCTGTTGGAGCGTATGCGCAGCCCGACAATGCCTGCTGGCGTAGCGTCAACCTGCACGGTGACAGTTGCGGTGGTGCCCTTAACCGCAAGGTTAACCGTTGAGGGTATCGTCTCGCCCTGCTTCCATGGCCTACCCAACGGCTCATCAATGCGCCGCCAGCCGCCTTGCAGGTCAATAACCGTCACAAAGTCCACGCCGCGCCGTAGCGTGCAATCCGCGCCCTCGTAATCTGCCTGCGTTATCCAGCCCCGGAATATTTTGGTTGGCCGCCCGGTTATGGACGGCCTACCCTTCCCGTCTGGATAAACAATGGCAGCCATCTGCGCCACAAGCGCATGGGATACGGAAACAATATCGGCCATATCATACCTGATTGATGCCCATTAGGCACCGGTTGCCGTACTGGCTGGGCTCAACGGCGCTGATTGTGTAAGTCGTGCCCAGATCGGTGGTCACGGTCATGTAGGTGGCGGGCACAAAGTTGGGCATAACAGGCAGCAACATTTCGTAATCCGCCGCCTTGATGGAGCCGGGAATACTATCCCCAGTGACGTTGCCTTTATTCCTGATCTGAATGAAGGCGGGCCAACCAGAGGCCAGTACTGTTTTGCCGTTTCCACCCGTGCCGTAATCGTCCGAAGCGCCCACGTCCGTACACACCCCGCCATCCCCGTTAGTGCTGCCCTGCCCCGGTAAGCCAGAGAGCGACACAACGCGGTTGCACAATATGCAAAGGGGCGGCCTGAACGGCTCTAGCCGGGCCACAAAATAGTTCTCGCCAGCACAGGTCAGTAAGTCGCCTGCCAGCACGTCTGTAGTGTCCAGCAAGCCAAACACCGCGGGCTTATCCCATAGCGCTGGCCCATCAAAGCCAAACTTCTTGTCGTTGTTAAACGCAGCCAGAAGCGTGGCGTAGGGCGCGCCCATTGGGGCATCGAGCGCAGCGGGGCGGTATTGCGCGGTTGTCGCCCCCAGCCGGAGCGCGGCCTTAGCATAACCCCGCGCTACTTTTTGCTGAAGGAGAGCTTGGTGCATTAATGCCGCCGCCCTTTGGTTGATGTGCGGTTAAGCAAAGACACCATTTCGCGGTCAATACGCTTGGCCTGCGGGGTCTTTTTGAACGCTGCGGCAGTCATGCCGACCAATGCCGCGTTCTGCCCATCTTCCTTGCGGTCAGCTTTGGAGCGCACATACTGCTCTAGCGTCACGCGCTTTGTTGGCTTGGCCATCACTTCTTCCGCCTTATGATGCTGTTCGCTTTGGCGTTAATTTTCGCCTGCGAGGATTTGGAAAGGCCGCCCACCTTCACCTGCTGCGCCGCCCGCGCCTTTGCGTTTACCGCGTGGGCTTTGTCGGGCGTCGGGTAGCGGCGCGAACCGGGCAGGCCAAAATTACTCTTTGGCAGACTGTTCCGCTTGCTCGTCGTTAGTTTCACCATGGGCTGCTGGCTCCGTGTCTTCTGGTTCTGGGGTAGCTGGCTCGCTGTTGGCCACCGCAATGTCCACGCCAGCGCCGTCATGGTAGGCAGCTTGGCCGGGCTGCAGGGCGGTTGTGCGCCCCTCTGCTGGCGTTACGTTGCCAAAGCTATCAACAAGGTGCCCCATCAGAGCGCCGGTTCCTGTCACACGGATTGCAGCCTCACCCACCATCGGGACAGGCACGCCGCCCCCAGCAACAGGAGCATTTTTAAAGGGTGGCTTCTGTTCGTCGTAGGTATGGACAACGGCGGCAATAAAGCCGTCTCGCACCAGTGCCCATGCAGTGCGCGGAATTGCGTACCCCGCTGCCGTTACCAGCACCGGGCTATCTTGATATGTCATGAATACCTCAGATGATGATCCGGTTATTCGGCACTTGCAGGCCGGGGCCGGGCACCGTTCCCATAAACTGGCACAACTGCAACCGCCAGCGGTTGAACAGACCCATGCGGTCTTGCACTTCCTGCCTGTTGTGGTGCCAAACTGCCGCTTGATCTGTGTCCAAATTATCTGTCGCTGACAAAATGGCGGTTTCGAGCGGGTAAATCTGCTGCAAATACAGCCTAACCTGCTGCAACTCGGGCGGTGCCAGGTTGTCCATGCGCCACTCGTTCTGGCCGTACTCCGTAAAGAAGCGCCATGATGAGCGGCCAGATATTTGTGAGCCTATGGCCGGATAGCCCATAAACCGCCGAATATCGGTTTTCTCAGCGTCCGTTAACGGGTCTGTTGAGAGGCTGGCTGAGCCGGACATTCAACATTCTCCCAACTGGCCCCACGCTCTATCAGCAAAGCGATGGTCTCAGGGTTTGTAACCACTTCCCCCGCTTCCCAATGGAAAACACCCTTGTTGTGCGTGCTTTCTATGAAGCCGTGCGGGGCTGTAAGCCGGATAGCTAAGGGGTGAATGGGGGCATTATCGCCCCCACTCAGCGCAACCGCCCCACTACGAGGACGGCGCGCCATTAGCCTGCACCGATCTGGTCAGTGCCAAGGCTTTCAATCACAACGCCGCGCTTTAGGTAGCTGTTGGTAGCAGTCGGGATAATGTCTGGCGCTGCGGTTTTATCCGTAGGCAGAGCGAACCCGCCAATCCAGTACCAAGACTGCGCAATGATCTGCTTGAGGCGGTCAAGCGGCTCACGCGTAACCATGGCCACGCTGTCGATCATTTCAACAAGCCCGTCATTAAAGCCGGGAATGTCTGTGTGACCGGTGGCCTGATAGTCACCCTCAACCAAGGCACCCTGCCCCACCACAATGGCGCGATGAATTGGCCCAGCGCCCAAAGACGCCTGCTGCGGAGCCTCAGTCGTGTCAATAAAGCGCACACCCAGAAGCTCGATAATCTGGCCGTCACGGTACGCGTCTGAGCCGTAAGCGCCGCGATAGAGCAGCTTAAAGTCAGGGTCGCGGAACAAAGACTGCCGCTGGATTGGGTCGAGGTAGCAGTTATACAGCCCACCAATTGTCGGCACGTTGTTGGAGCGCAGGGTGGCAACCGCTGAGTTAACGTCCTGAATGCCCAACGTGTCACCGGCCTGAAACGCAGCAGAGGTTGCGCGGTTGTTTGTGCGCAAGACCAACGGCGCAGTAGCGGAGCGTACCGCAATACCTACTGTGCCGTCAGCTACAGCCACGTTACCGTCAAACGTCAGGGTACCAGAAATACCACCTGGGGCAGTTGAGGTGGTTACAGCATCAGGCTGAACGCCAACCAGTTGGTAAACACCGACGCCGATAGTCACGGTCATGGCGCTGGCTGTGCCTACTGGTACCACCAACCCATTCACCAGAACATTCTGGAAGCCACGAATGTCGTCAACCTTAACGGTGGTGCCTGCGGAGCCGAGCGTTTCTGTCACGCGGGTATTGCCACCAAGATAGCCGCCCACGCCGTTCTGGCCGCCGCCAAACAGAGTGTTGCGAGCAATGCGGTCGAGAGACTGCATGGCCTGCACGCCGTTAGTATGAGCGTTGGCGAGGAACTGGCTGGCAATACCCACACCACTCGTGACCATATTCAGGTCAATAGTGTCACCATACTGATTGATGGTCAGGGTGTATTGTTCAGCCCCCCAGCCGCTTTCAGTCAGGCCATTGTCAAAATTGGTGTTGTTGCTGGGGTTCAGCGGTGTTGTAACCGGCGTTTTCAGGCCCTTGCGGGTTTTGGTGAGGGTTTCACCGATCTGCACGGGGAACAGTTCGCGGTCAGCAATAGCGCGAAAGCCCAGCTTGGACTGTAGGCCGTTCTGGAACTCACGAGCCAGAAAGCCCTGCTGAATAGCGCCCTGTAGGGCTGCGGGAAAGTTTGCAATACTCATGGTTTTCTCTTGATGCTGGGAAAAATTGGCGCGTCATCAGACGCAAAAACGCCCAGCATCAGCCGGGCGGGAACAAGTGTTAGCCGTTGAGGAATTGCTGCTTTTGTTTAGCGTAATCCTCGTCGGAGAGCGTGCGGGCGTTCAGTGGCCCCGGCTCTCTGGCTTGGGGTGCTGCGGGCGCTTTTGTCGTGCCCGTCTCAGTCCCCGGCTTTGGCGGCTCAGAGAACAGATAACCACGAGCCTCTTTGGCTGCGGACATCACCGCGTCCAGCCCTTCAATCTCGCCGTTTTCGCCCATTTTGACGCTGCCGAGGTCGATCAGCTTCACCACGTCTTCTGGCGCTACTGCACCAAGGCGGGTGGCTGCGGCCTTCGCTTCTGCACGGATAACGGCGGCATTGGCTTGGGCTTTTGCTGCTTTCCCAGCCTCTACTGCATCGGCCTGCGCCTTGGTTGCGGCTGCGGTGGCATCGGCCAGCTTGCCCTCAAACTCAGTTTTCTGCTTGTCAAACTGCGCTTTTAGGCCATCGCGGGACTTAATCGCATCATCACGCTCAGCACGGATGGTGTCCCGCTCCGCGCGCGCCGCCTGCAATTCTGCACGCAGGGTTTTGAGGTCACCTCGTGCTTTTTCGAGTTCACGCGGCGTGTTGGGGTCAATGGCTGGTTCTGTGGTCATCTGACACTCTGTTGTGTGTGGGTTCCGGCATCAGCCGGGTAACGTCAGGCCGTAACCTGTCGCGTTTCTGTGCGCCCTGTTCCGGCGGCCTGCCGGTCAGTTTTGGCGGTGTTCTTTGCGGCTTCTCGCTTGGCCACCAGAACGGGGTCGGTCAGCTCATCAAGCACCCGCTCCCACTCGGCCTGCGGTGTCGCTGTGCCCACTTTTGCCGCGTAAATGCTGCACGCCGTCTGATTGCTCATAAAGCCGCTCGCAACGGCGGTCGCTAACCCTTGCGCCAACTGCAAAAGCTCGGGGTCTGTGCTGGGGAAATAGGGCGGCCATTGCAGCGCCAGCCCAGCATCATGCAGGTTTTGGTAGGTTTCACCGCCAATGATAATCCCGCCCGTCACGGCTGAGGAAAACCGGCAGATCATGCGATACAGCGCCAACAGCCCGTACTCGCCATAGGACAGGCGCAGGCGGTCGGCCAGCCACACGAGGCTCTGGCACATCATCTCCATGGCGCGGCCAGATTGGGCGGCGCTTATCTTGTCGGCGTGTGCGCGGTTGCCGTGTATTTGCTCCAGCACAATGGCCCGTAGTTCACGGTACTGCTCCAGCATGGCGCTTGAGGCATCACCGTTGATTTCCAACAGCTTTGCATCACCGTCCATTGGTAGCGTGAGCGCAGTGGCCGAACCGCCACCGGCCCCGCTACTGTCACCACCGCCCATGGGGTCGTCTCCGGCTTTAATCACCAACTTGGGGTCGGAACTGTATTTCAGCCCACGCCCAGATTGAGACAGCAGGTAGTCGCACTCAATAACGGTATCAATCGCCCGTTCAAACGTGCAGGGGCCGTCCACAACGCCCGGTTGCGCCATGTTGGCCATCCAAACCCACGGCACGAATTTAAGGCCGTGCTGCACCGTGCGGGCTTTATCAACCTTGTCCGGCTCCCCTTTGCCAACGGGCCGGGGCACGTAAACGCGGCACTCCGTGGCGTTCCACTCGCGCCGCCACCAATATTCCGTGGCCGCGTTATCCTGCGGAATAACCCAACCCTGCGCGGCAAGGTCTTTGCCTTTGACCTTGTATTGCTCCGTTACCCGCACAAGTTGGCGTGCAGCGTTCCATTCTGGCGTGAGGTAGCGCGTGTCGAACATTGTCACGCACGGCACACGTTCGGCCACTTCCACCAGCAGGGCGGACGAACCAACGGAACCAGCAATGGTGGCTTCAAGCATCACCGCTGGCAGCGCACATTCTGCGTCAAGTGCAGCAAGCGCCTGTGCAGTACGCTTATCGGCTGCTTTTACCGCTGGCCAATGGCTTTCGCCAAACACCAGAGATGCGCTCTCATCAACCACGGTCGCGCACATATTCGTGCGAACAGACGGCCTACGCTGCGCCAGCGGAATGTACTCCCCAGCCCCGTTGTATTCGCTACTGAACGGGTTGGGGATGCTGTCGTACTGCACGCAGTCCCGCACCCGCATAAGCGCAGATAAGCGGGCCGCACGCGGTGGCAACTGCTCATCGCGCGGGTATGTTTCCCGAAGTTGTTTCCAGTCCATGCGGCCCCGTGGCCGTTAGCGGCCCAGATTGAAACGTGTTGGTGTTTGGCGTGCAGGTTGTGGCGGGCATTTTAGGCCGTACAGGAGGTATCCTGTGGCATCCACAATGTGATCGTAGCCACTGCGCTTGTCTGGCTCGTTCGTGCCGTCCCGGTAGGTTTGGCGCTCGTAGGCCTCAATGGATTTCGTGCACTTGGGGTCAACAAACGCCGTAATAGAACCATCAGCCGAGCAGAATTGTGCGTTAGTGACGTTCAAGCGGTCACGCACAAGAGGGTGCGAGGCCGCTGCTACAACAGCAAACCCCTTGGTGCGCAAAATACTTATATCTGTGCGCCCTTGGGCTGATGTTTTACGCTGCGCTCCGGCTGGGTCTGGGTAGATGGTAATGTGGGCAACAGACCCGCCACGCTGGTAACGCCGGGCGATTTCATCCGCCATTTCGTCAGTGTTAGACGTTGGCATGATAATCTCATCAACCTGCCCTATCGTGCCATTTTCACCCTGCTGCCAGATGGTGGCCGACATGGGGTTGATGTTGAAATCCATACCCACAAGAACAGGCTTGGCATTACTAAATGGCCACTCTTTTACGTTGTTTGCCCTGCTGAATGCGTACAGAACACGCCCGGCATAGGTCTCAAACGAGGCCTCATATTCCTGCCTAAACTGGCGAATATCCATGTCTCTCATGGCCGCCTTCACTTCAGCGTCTGGGATGTTGCCCCCAGCCCGCGACGTGTAAAGGCATGACCACCAGCCACTTTCGTGCTGCGACCCCGGCTGGCCCTTTAGGTAGCTGTCTCGAAAATGGTTAAACCCCTTGGGGGTGCCGATAAAGAGCGCGTGGCCACCTGCAGTTGAAAGCATTGGCCTGATTGTCTCAGTCCACGCCTCAAGTTTAACGTCCGCCCATTCGTCGCCCACAAAGAAATATAGGCCCGACCCACGCAACGCGTCGTAGTTATCAAGACCCACAATACGAATGATATGCCCTGATTTCAGGGTCATGCTGCATTCGGTTTCGTTTGGGCGCTTAAGCAACCATTTCTCAGGAATGGCGCGCTTTAGCCGGTTCCAAAAGTTCTTTTTGGCCTGCTTGAAGGTAGGGCTACCAAACCAGATTTCATTCTCAGGATGCACGTCATTTTTGACGGCCATTCTAACCGCGCGGCGTATTTCTTCTTGCGCCAGAAAGGTTTTACCAAACCGCCGCCCACATACAGCGGTGCGAAACCGGCTCTCTGGCTGCCAACCGTGCTCGTAAATGTTCCACTGCGGGTTGGTAAGCTTTGCGCGCTCACCCTTCCTTAGCAGCTTCGCCACGATCTATCCGCTCCGGGTCTTGGTCATTCGCCATGTCGTCAAGCGCGTCATCGTCTTCAGGCTCAGGCTTATCCATGCCCAAGTGTTTGGCTAGGGCCGTTAATGCCGCAATCTTACTGTGCGACTTCACCTTGATTGTGCGGTCGCCGCTTTCGTTCACCGTCTCGCTAATTTCAGAGATTGAGCGTCTTGCGTCCTCAGTCAGGCCGTCAGTGTCGCTTATTTTCACACGCCCATCAGCGATAGAAACAACGTCTGTCACATCCGCAAAGCCTATGCGCGCAAACTCACGCAGCACATTTTCTTTGGTGATTGCGTAGCGTTCCATGATCTTGTCAGTACGTTTTTTGGCCCGCTCATGGGCCTCCTGAATGACTGGTACAACCTTGGTATTTTTTAGGAGGCGGAAAGCATTGCGTTCAACAGTGCTATCCGTTGCCTTTGGATTGTAGGCTACCCGGTATGCTGCGGCTGCATTTTCGCCGTTAGACAGATACTCTTCAACGAACCGCCGCTGTTTTGGCGTAAGGTTCGCCATGTCATTTCACCGCGATATATCTCCAAAGATTAAGAGCACTCCCCGCCTTACCGCTTTTCGTTTAAGAGCGCACGGTTTGCCCACATTCGCGCCACTTTGACAGGTGGGTATGTCGCGATTAGGGAGGTTAGGGGTTCGTCACGTCCGTGCCAGATGTGAAAAGGTTGCGCTCACCCAAACTGTTACGAGGGAGGTAATCGCCATCCCTCTTCAAACGCTCGCAGAGCAGCTTCACGCCGCACGGTTGCGTTTATTCGTGTCATGCTTACGGTTGACAATTTACCGACAATAACGCCGCCTGTCCCGGCTTTTGGCCAGCAGCGCACACGCACGTCAGGTCTTGTCCCTGCACCTGCACACTCGACCAGAGACAGCGGCACATCGGCGCGATGCCACGTTGCCTCTGTTGCCGCAATCACGCGACACAGATACGGAACGCCGCACATACTCCCCACACAAACCGCATCATGCCGTCTAAACCGCACAACGTGGCCGGGTTCGAGAATGCGCATTGCGTCCAGAAACGAAAAAAGCCACCGCGATGGGTGGCCTGTGGGCGTAGGTATTCGATTGTGATTAAACACATACCATTTAATGTACAGCGGTACAAGTTTTCTCTCTCGCCCGTTTGCTCCGCTCACTCTGGTAGTATGCGGCCAGCGTTTCCAGAACAATGCAGCACTGGGCGTTCGCTTTGTTGGACGCCAGACTGCGTGAAATTGACGGGAACAGCCGCTCGCCAATTTTAGTCAGTGTCATTTCATCGGCGAGCATCATTTCCAAAAGCGTGTGCGCGCATTTACCGAGTGTGAATTTCACATCCAGTACATGCCCCCAAGCATTAGCCCGCACAACCTGCCACGAAATTTCGTCGTGTTTTGTTGTCGTGTCCGGCACGTAGTCGGGTTTGTATTCAACGTAGCCGCATTTCCCGAACACGTAGTCACGATACCAGCGCTCGGCGGCATTAGCCGCGTCCTGAGAAATACTCTGAGCATTGAGTAGCGCTTGCACCGTGGTTAACACACGCGGCGGCGCGCCTTTGGTGAAAACGGATTTAGCCAACCGCTCCACCGTAGGCCCATTATCCACCGCCTGAGCGATTTGGTAGCGTGGTCGTGTGCGTGTTTTGGTCATCCCGCTTTCCCCGCCCGTTCCAGCAAAACCTTCTGCCCCTCAGTCAACGCCACACCGGCCTTTAGCTGCGTGATAGCGCAAGCGACCTCCCAGTTACGAGGCTTTGCGTATATCTCGACGTTGCTGGCGTGGCGGCAGTCTGTGGGGGTCACTTTACAACCACCAGCCGTTTAGAAACGTTGGGAGGCGCAATATTGGGCGGAATGGGCCAGCGCCACGATTGCGAAAAAATGCACGTTTTTTGCGATGGTTTTTCATACCCCCAGACTCCCACAATCCCGCCCCCATGTACAGCAAATTCGTACAGCATTTCCGCGTACTGCTAGTCGGGTACTGGCCCTTTCACCCAATCCCACCAGAGCGGCAGTATTTCCTCATCGTTAAGCCCGCCTTCGTGCTCGTGAAACACGCGCCCGTCGCATGGCGGGAGAGGTTCCACAGGCTGGGCCACGGGCCATTCTTCTTCTGTGATTAGGTCGTGGTCTGGTGTCATGCGTGTCCCGCCAACATAACAGAAACTGTAACCAGAGCGGCCAAAAACCCACTCAGAAAAATCACACATCCCATCGCTAAATCGGCCAAGCGTTCGTGTTGTTTGATGGTCATTTTTGCCCCTCCCCACCCTCTGGATACTCAAACCCAACAAAATGAAATTCGCCGCCGTCCTGCGTTTCAACGGCAACCTCATAAACCGCCGTTTGGTGGGGTGCATTTGGTGGTCTGAAATGCATTTCAAACCTCGTTGCTATGGGGCGAATTGACCGCATTTCTCCGTCCAAAGGGCCGCCCACGAACAGGACGGGCATACCCTCGGGCTTGGACTTTACCGCTAGCCTGCGATACCCCTTTGGCTTGGCAGTACGCTCCTGAATGGGCCGCGCTCCGAGCAGGTCGCGGACTGAAAGAAGGTCTATGACTTGGGCGGTCATTCTTCTATCTCCACACAAGGCCCGGCATAGGTGAACCCTAAAGCTCCTGCCTTCTGCGGCGTCATTCGGGAATTATAAGTTAGCCAAACATCTTCCCACATATCCCAGAAAAACGACCATAAAGCGCCGTCTTTAGTTCTTAGCCAATGGGTGCTCGTACCACCTAATCCGCCGTCAGGCGGCAGAACTGGAACAACAGGCTCAAGGCTTGTCAGCCGCCTCACCTCAGCCAATATCTGCCAGCCCTCATCGCTATCAATCACGGCAACATCGCCCGCTTGGGTTGTTTTAATCTCCGCGATTACCCCCGATCTTTCCGGCTCCTGCCGGGCTGGGACTGATACGCGCTGGCCTACCGTAAATTCACTCATTCCGCAGCCCTCAAAAATGCCTCAGCCTCCTCGGCGGCAGTGAGTAGCGCCATGGCGAATAGGCGCGCCGTATGGGGGGTATTCAACTCTAGCGTTGCTGTGCTTTCGTCACCTCCCATCATCACATTCACGCCCCCGCCCTGCTGTGCTTGCACCGACAACTCTGAATTTATTTCCAATTTAGACATACCCCTAAAATCCCCCACGTTGCCCGCTGAGTGCGGTGTAATTGTTTTGCCCACCCGATTACCAAGCGGCGCTTCTCTCGCCCTCTGAGGCGTCCCTGAACCAAGTTCCCGGCCCATCGTACAGAGCGGGTACGATGCCGGTCGTACCACCTCGGTTCTTCAGAACAATCAATTCCGCTTGGCCACGCACGTCTTCCAAAAGGGCCGTCAATTCATTGGCCCGCTTCATGTAGGCGGCGTCAGTCTCATTCGCATTCCTAACGGGCCTTCCATCCGCCCCCATCTTGAGGCGGATCGACATTTCCTCGCGATAAATCCCAATCACGCATCGCGCATCCTGCTCAATCGCTCCGCTCTCCCTGATGTCGGAAAGCGTTGGGCGGCGATCATCACGTTTTTCATTTTCTCGGTTTAGCTGCGTCAGGACTATGATCGGCACATCTAGCTCTCGGGCAAGTTTGGCTAGATCGCCGCTAATTTCCGTTACGATCTCAACGCGGCGGCCCGAACGCTGCACGCTAGCGCTGGCGCTCATCAAACCGATGTAATCGGCAACGATGAATTTCAGACCCGCCGCCTGCCTCTTCATTCTCCGGGCGCGGGCGGCGAGCTGGGCTACCGTTATGCCTTCCCGGTCATCAATTTCCATCGGGACATCCCGCAAATCGAGGGACGCCCTAACAACCCTATCCATTTTCTCAGATGAAATCCGATGGTAGCACCCGTTGTGGTCTCGCCACATGCCAGTGATGACCTCATCGAACGGAATGTGGAGTTTTGCGGCTATGGCGCGGGCCATAAGCTCCTCTGCCTTCATCTCCCCAGACCAAACTAGCCCCCGCCCTTCTTGCTTGGCCATGCGAGTGGCTAATGTTAGGCCCAGCGCAGATTTGCCAGCTCCGGGCCTTGCTGCGACCACGTACATACCGCCGGGACGAAAGCCACGAAGCTTGATATCAAGCCCTTCCAGCCCGCACCTGAGGCCAGACATGTAATTCCCTGCATTCCAGTTGGCCTCTGTCTCCTGCACCAACCTCATAGCCGCATCGCCCGCACTTACGGCGGGGCGGTCAGCGTCCATTCCATCAGCTATGCGTTCAGCGCTCGCTACGAGTTGCTGAAGAGTATCTTCTGCCGTCCCATCGGCGCGCCCAGAATTCCACTCAGCTTCCTTCGCGATCCGCTGAATTTCTCTGCGAGCATGGCTCTCACGCACGGCGGCGCAATAAGTCCCCAACATTGCCCATTCGCACACCGGGTATTGCGCGATAAGGCCCGCCATCATCTGCGTGTAGTCTGGGCCAAGGGCAGCTATTGAAGGCGCGATTACCTCCATGCCGCACGAGCCAGACTTGCGGTGGGCCTGAGATATTACACCCCAGATTGCCCGCAACCCTTCCTCGGCGAACATATCCGCAGAAATGCGCGACCCAATTTCGTCAAATGCCTTCGCATTGGCCATCACAGACCCGACCAGCGCACGCTCGGCATAGGCGTTAGATGGCACAATGGGGGCCATAGGTTCGAGATTAGCCATGAGAAATCATCCCGTTCGGACGAGCGACTTCTGGCAATGCTGGACGCGGCCCCCTGTAATCCTGCCTAGCCCATTCGACCAGAGCGGCGTTGTATTCATTCAGAGCCGCACGCATAGCTGGCCCGTTCTCAAAATACTCCCGGATAAACTGCCGCAGCTTGGCGTATGGCGGCAGAGTGTTGCACTGGCGGTAAACCTGCTGGAGGCAATCCTGCGTAAACGCTTGCGGCGGGAATTCTGCCATGAGAGCGCGAACGTAGGTCTGGATCGTATCCGGCGAAACATCCCGGCCACCCATCGTGAGCGTGCACAGGTCATTCACCCAGCCTGTCAAATTTTCGATCTGGTTCATTGCATCGTCCCCCACTCGGGCAGTGGCGATGGGATGAAGCTACCTACTCGATCGCGGATTATTTCCGATGTGCTTCGAGCGCCAATGTCACGGTCGTTCCAGCGCTCACCGTTCAGCCACGTTGCCGGGTGAGGAATGAATTTGGGATCACGAGACCATCGCGCTTCCGCAACGGCCCGAATGATCGTGGCGGGAGAGGATTTGCGAATAGCTGACGCCCACGCTTTTCGGGCGTGCCCCTTCGAGACCTTCCGAGGGTAGGCTTCCCAAAATGCGTCGAAGCCATCTGGCTGAACAATCTCAACCTCATCATTCAGCACGACCGCATTTCCGGCTTTAGGGGGATTAAGGGGTATATAGGTTCTATTGATAGGTTCATTGATAGGTTCGTGTGCACGTCAGTCACTACCCTTGTGCCTGTGTGGCACCCCCCTTGTGACTCACAGTCACTGGGGTAGGACTCACAGTCACTACCAAAGTGCACGTCAGTCACTGGGGTAGGACTCACAGTCACTACCTCAGACCCAACATTGAGAGTGAAAATATTCGAAATTTGTGCGCCATTTTGGGCGCGGCCCTTCCGTGAAATGAGCCCCATTTTTTCCAGATCAGAGCAATATCGACACACGGCGCGGCGAGATAACCCACTCTCCACAGCAAGCCTCTGAAGGCTCGGGTGGCACTCATTGGACTTGTTATCTGCATGATGGGCAAGCATCATCAAGACCATCTTGGGGCCGCATTTAAGCTCCTGATTTGCGGCCCATGCCATAGCTTGAAAGCTCATTAATTAGCCCCCGCCCATTCGCGTGCGTTCTTCAAAACAGTGGCTTCAGTCTCGTAGAGTTCATCTACTTCCGCCTCTGTATAACCGTAGCTAGTGGCGTCATTGAGCGCGGCCATTAACTCTCGGCGGCGCTGGAGTATCCTAGCCATGCCCTGCACCCTGATAATGTTTTGAGGTGTGGAAATGGGCTTTAAATTGGTGTATTCAGGTGATATCGCATAGAAAGCCATTGTCTTGCCTCTTACAAGATTGTGGTCAGAAGGCCGCCCGGTGCTCGAACACCAGCGGCCTTCGCCACATTAGCAGTTTTGATGCCCGGTGTGTACCGGGCGTATGATGTAAAATTGCTGATAATCACGGCAAAATCTCCGTAATCGTCACGACTGTTTTCTGAGCGCACAGGCGGCTTTTTACGGCTCGAATATCAAACGTGGCGTAGTCCGGCCCATCATCGACAATAAAGCCCAAACCGCGTTTGTTCCGCACACGCTGGCGCGTGCCCAACTTGCGCACATTGAGCAGCTTTGGCGTTGTCAGGACGTCGATCAGAAATTTAGCCCCGCCCTGTACCCCGTCATGGTCTGGCGTACCGCACGAATGCCGCTCAATCGTCACGTGCGCTTTCTGGAATGGCTCTGGAATGCGCAGCCCCGAAGTGGCGGCGGCAACTGCGCGGGCCATCTTCCGGCGCATACCAGTCAGCGCCCAACGGCTCTGGCCAATGCTGTGGTTAAGTAGAGGATATGGCTCTGGAAGCTCGAAGCGGATGGTTCTCATGCCATCGGCTCCAGTTCGTAATACGTTTTCCTTCGTATTTTTAACCCTTCCCAAAATCCTTTTGGGTATGCTGTGCGAGCATTGAGGGCGTCAGAAAGGTGACTTTCAGTGCAACCAAGGTGCTTTGCAAAATTACGTTGTGTTCCGTAAATTTGCTTAATCCGGCCCTTGATATGCGGAAGAACGCCATACCCATCTACCACAAGCTTTTCAGCGGCACCACTCATTCCACACACTCCCGTTCCAGCCGGTCAGCTTTAGCTTGCAGCGCGTCCGCTTTGGAGTTCAGCCATTGAGCAAGCTCTCGGAAGTAGAGTGCGCGGCGCAATGCTCTGCCCGCGCGCTTTCGAGTGACAACAATTCGCCACCGCAAAACGAGTTTCCCCATTTGCTTTCCCATTCATCATTGAGGGCGCGATAAACGGCAGCTTCATGCTCTGCCTTTTTCTGCAAGCGCCCAAGATTGGCTTGGTAAACGGCAAGCATTCTCATGAATAACTGAGCAGTTATTGTGATCGGCTCGCCGTAATAGATACTCTTCGCTTGCCGGTCTGAAATTTTCAGAGCAGAGGCTAAGCGATGAATTATTTCCTTGACGCCGAGACCTACCCCGAACGTCTTTACGATAGTTCGGGCCATAGTCTGGGCGTCACGCGTGACTGATTCAGTCATCTGCATTGGACGTTTTTCCAAACTTTTGGAACGATTTTCCAAAATATCTTTCATTGCCTGCTCCATTCTTTGTTCTGCGAGAACATGAGACTGGAGAAACAAACATGGAGGTGATGCCCCACACATATGATTGCGCAGACCCCACCACACCCATAGCCTCACCGTTCCTCAGTATCTCACTACTGAGGACGGCTAAGCTTTGGAGCTTCTTGCATCCGGGCGCGACACAGGGGCAGCGGGTTGCGCTGGCTCTGGAAGTCGCCAAGATGCTGGGGGTTAGCGCGGAATACATGACCGAGTGATGGCGCTAGAATGGTATGGAATCGTCCAGATCGGACGAACCGCCCCAGCCATTGGACTGCTGGCCGTACCCAACCTGCTGGCGCGGCTGTTCGCGCTGCTGGGGGTGTTGGTTACTCTGTCCGCCTTCGTTGTCAGCGCGGCTATCAAGCAACACGAGCTCGCCACGGAAGCGCTCAACAATCACTTCGGTCGTAAAGCGTTCCTGCCCAGACTGATCCGTCCATTTGCGGGTTTGGAGCGCCCCTTCAAGGTACACTTTGCGGCCTTTGCGCAAAAAGCGTTCAGCTACGTCAGCCAAGCGGTCGTTGAAAACAACTACCCTGTGCCATTCCGTCCGCTCGCGGCGCTCCCCGGATTGTTTGTCGTTCCACGTGTCACTGGTTGCCAGAGAAAAAGAAACGATCTTCTGCCCGCTTTGGGTTGTGCGGACTTCCGGGTCTTTCCCCAGATTGCCGACGAGAATTACCTTGTTTACAGACCCGGACATTTACTTAGCCCTCACAAAAATGCACTCGCGCCCGTCCCGCTCAATTACGCGGATATTGTTCGGGTCTGCGTAGGCGCATTGTTTCAGAAACTCTGGGGCGCGGGCCTGCGTGCCAAACTTCGCCCACTCGGACGATTTCAGGTCGCGGGCATAGGCCAACTTGAAGCCGTGGGGAGGTTTGATAGCGCTCATGCGTGCCGTCCCGCGCTATGGCGCGTCAGCGAGATTTGGGCATCTAGTGCGATAATCTCGCGGAAAGATGCGAGCGGCAGAGAGCGTAGGCGGTGCTCCTCTTTGTCAATTTTAGCCTCTGACCACGCCTCATTCGGGCATGAAGGCTCGTCTAGGTCGCACTCTGTGGTTGCCGAGAGCATGCGTGCCCAATCCGGGCCATGCCTACGAAACAGAAACGAAACTTGTTGTGCTATGCCGATTTCTTCGCGCTTTAGAACGAGAGCGATATCTGCGTTAGATGCCCCAGCGGCCTTCATTTCGCACAAAATTACACGCTCATCATCGCGCCACTTGATGTACACTTTACTCTTCGGCTTCGGCGCTTTGTACGTGTCCAAAAATGCACGCAGTTTCTTCTCGAAGCGCTTAGGAACAGCTTTCCAGTTTGTTATTGCGCTTGGTGTTATTCCCAAGTGCGCCGCAGCTTTGACCGGGCAACCGCGCATGGAGCGCATTTTTATAAGCAGTTCCTCGCTCATGCCACGCGCTCCGGGGTGGGAGTGCGCTTCTGTAATTCGTTAAACATGAAGCCAATTTGCGTATGATGTTTCGGGAATGTTGCATTGAAGATGTCATCGAAATGACCAACACTCGTGGAAATGCCCAGAAGTGTATTCAGCGTGCGTATGTGCTGCTTGAACGCTGGAATGTGGTCGCTCTTAAGCATCTGATGATGCCGAAAGGCCCTACGGTATTCGTCTACGCCAACGTCACTAGTGCGGACTGCTCTAGGGTTAGCATCACGGATAATCTCAAGGCCAAGGTCACCAAACAGGAACTCATAAACATAGCGGTTAATAAAGTGACCGCAGTTCGGATGGTTGTTCCGTCCCGGCTTTTTGAGATGCATCACACGGTGCAGGTTATCAAAGAACGGCTTTTCAAACCGCTTCTCCCAAACTTGCACTTCTGGGGACAGAATATTCAGACGGAGAAGGTCTTTAGTGAGAGGCGTCTGATTGCTTGCCCGACGCATTTCGACAAACTGGACGGCAAGAGCCTCCATGATGTCGTCTGCCACTTTCGTCCCGGAACGACTAACAAGAAAAATAGCCTGTTGCTCTGTAAACCATTCGATGATTTTCGGACGCCCTCCATTATCACCAGAGGTTTCGCGGCGTCGCTCCGCGAAACCCATTCGATCAATGCGAGCACGGTGCGTTTTGATAACACTTCGAAATTCACGCTCACGTTTGTAACCAAGGCGATGAGCAAGCTCTGTTTCGCTGATGCGCAGTTCACCATCGTCCTGCTGCTCAATCTTGAAGGGAATGATCTCGGCAGTCATTGGGCGACATCCCTTGCTGGGGCGCGTTTGAAGAGGTCGGGGCGCAGTTCCTCGCGGGGGATGCCGGTTGCCTCTTCGAGAGGGACGATGCGGTGATCGGGAATTTTCTTCCACTTCAAGACCGCAGTATGGGATTTCAGGCCCAGCAAGCGAGCAACTTTTGCTGGGCCGCCAGCCCGATCAATTATGGTGCGTATGTTCATATGCGGAATGTGACTTATGGTGACACTTCACGTCAAGTGAAAATGTCACTTAAAGTGTCCCGCTCTTATATAAAAAAAGACACTCTGAGTTTATGAAGCAAACGATGGGACAGAGGCTTTCCGCCTTGCGGGAAGCTAAAGGCGTCAATCAGATAGATGTTGCCGAAGCTACAGGCTTAGGGCGCACCTTCTTATCCATGCTTGAAAAAGACAAAAAGCAAGGAAGCATTGCCTCCCTGGCCGCCTTAGCTGATTTTTATCAAGTTTCTATCGATTACCTTTACCGAGGCATTCTTTCGTCGCACCCCGCGCCTGACCTCCTCAATAGCCCAGAGGAGGCTGCATGGGTCGGGCTGTGGCGTGACATGAATGATTCTCAAAGGCGAATGGCTCTCGCTATGATTCAAGCGGCAATCGCGTCCAGTGCCGCCTAACCCCTCCCCCTCGAATCTTACCGCCTTGTTCATGTTCTGAGTATGGCAGAACAAAAGGAGAACAGCAACGATGATTAAAGATTCTTGAAATATAAAAACTCGCAGAAAACTGCTGCTTTTATACTTCTAATTTAAATGACTGATTTAAGGGAATGTGATAAATGGAAGAGATGAGTACAAAGCTTCTCTCGATTAATTATGACGGGCCCGCACTTGAGTGCGGAGAGATGGCTGTCGAGGATTTAGCTCCAGCTCTCCTAGCTATGGGAAAGCTTTTCGAAGAAGCAAACCGCGTCATTAATGGAGAAAAATCCAACCTCTCAGTAAGGGTCCGTGCAGGATTTGTTCGGGGTTCCTTCGAGGTAGAGCTGCATTTGCTTCAAGGGTGGGTAAGTTACGCCAAAGATCTCTTGGTAGGACAAGACGCAACAGCCCTGGCAGCATTGTGCGCATTTTTAGGAATTAGTGGGAAAGATGTAACTATAGGCCTCTTTAAGCTTTTGAAGCTTGCTAGGGGAAGGCAGCCCAAGCGTGCTCATATTTTAGAGGATGGGAACGTTGAGCTCGAATTTCCTTACGAGGACGGAGAGGAAAACAAGATCATCGCTCCGCGGCAAACAGTCGCATTATTTCGGGATTTGAAAGTAAGAAAGGCCGCCGCTGCTGCTATTAAACCTCTGGAAAAAGAAGGAATAAACACTATCTCTGTGAGGCAGACAGGGGAAAAGAAAGAAAAAGCAGAAGCTGTAGTAAGCAAGGCTGATATTATATCATTCAGGCCGCCAGAAAGCGTCGACAGCTTAATTATTAGTTCGCCATCGACTGTAGCTTTTTCAATTGTAAATTTATCTTTCGATGCTGACCACAAGTGGAAACTTAGCGATGGGCAGAATGTAGTATGGGCCTCCATAGAGGACGAAACTTTCATTAACTCAGTGAATAGAAATGAAGTATCATTCACTAAAGGTGATATTTTGGTATGTGACGTCGTTGTTCAGCAATGGCAGACAGACACTGGATTAAAGACTGAGACACGAATTATAAAGGTCAAACAGCATAGGCACCCGTCAATGCGTCAAATTGATTTACCTTTTGAGTAAGAAAATTCACTCACATCACACCCCTATATCCTCCCCCAGCACATCCCCCACACTACCCAAAACCTCAGGCTCTCCGTAATCTCCCGCTTCTTCGTCAACGGTCATGCGGACAGCCTGAGCGCCTGCTACACTAAGCAGGCCGTCCCTCACCTTCTCAATCCTGCGTAACGCATCATCTGCGTCCCGGCACGCGATAGCGGCACCCGGCTCTAGAATCGCGCGTTTGCCAGACTTCCGCCAGACGTAGGGTTGGAAGATGATTCGCTCTGTGGCGGCCATGGTGTGACTCCGGGCTTGGTGTTCTTGTTGTGTTCTTATATAACAATGTCACCGTTGGTTGAAAGATAGAAAAAAAATCAGAGTGTCACTTTAAGTCACTTTTTATCTTGACGAGTAATGTCACTTTAGGTCACACATAACCCACCAACCAAACAGGTGATGGGCAATGACACAGACACGCACGGTCGAGCAGCAGAACGCTCCCGCGAAATATAAACTAACAGACGAAACAATCGAAACGCCATCTGGGCGCAAGCTTCACCGTATCCGTGCATTGGTTGCGATTGCGGCAATTGGTGTTTCTGCCGGTGATTTGGGCGGGTTTATTGAAGCATCCAAGAACCTAGAGCAGTCCGGCAATGCTTGGGTGTCCGGCGATGCTCGGGTGTACGGCGATGCTTGGGTGTACGGCGATGCTGAGGTGTCCGGCGATGCTCGGGTGTACGGCGATGCTTGGGTGTACGGCGATGCTGAGGTGTCCGGCGATGCTCGGGTGTACGGCGATGCTGAGGTGTACGGCAATGCTCGGGTGTACGGCGATGCTGAGGTGTCCGGCAATGCTCGGGTGTACGGCGATGCTGAGGTGTACGGCAATGCTCGGGTGTACGGCGATGCTTGGGTGTACGGCGATGCTGAGGTGTCCGGCGATGCTCGGGTGTACGGCGATGCTGAGGTGTACGGCAATGCTCGGGTGTACGGCGATGCTGAGGTGTCCGGCAATGCTCGGGTGTACGGCGATGCTGAGGTGTCCGGCGATGCTCGGGTGTACGGCGATGCTCGGGTGTCTCTGAGCATACACATTGGATGGTTCTCAAATGTTGGATCAGAATGCGGCACGCTTACTTATTTCCGCCAAAAAGACGGAAGTATTTACACAAACCGTGGCTGTTTTTCAGGCACTCTGAGCGATTTCGAGGGTGCGGTAAAAAAACGTCATGGCGATAGCAGGATCGGGCAGGAATACGATCTACTGATCCAGTTTATCCGCCTGCGCGCCTCTGCGTGGGAAGTTGCACAGCAGGAGGCCGCATAATGTCCGGCACTCTCTACACGCGCCCTACCCTGCGCGATAAAGCAGAAAATGCACTGGTTCTAGCTGCTGCAATCGCGGGCCGTGTCTGGTTTGCGCTGTACGATAGCCCGCATTTCCGTGGCCTCTTTTACACGCTGTTCCTGCTGGCCTGCTTCATCGGGGGCTTTACTGAAACCGGGCAGGACATAACCGCGTACCTCCTAACGATCGGGTTCTGTATCTGGGACATTCTCGCCGAAATGACCGGCCTTCCCCGCCTTGATGTTGGGGGGATGGTTTGATGTCGGAAGCTAAGTTCACTCCGGGGCCTTGGGTGGCTTTTAAAGGTGCTGGTTGGTGCGTTTCTCGGCCTAACGCGAAAATGGCGCACATGGTTGGGATGCATGCGAATTTTTCTATGGTCGCCGCTGAAAGTGATGATGAAAAAGAAGCAGAAGCCAACGCCCACCTAATCGCCGCCGCGCCGGAGCTTTATGAGGCTTTAGCCGATTTAGTGAAAGTCCTCGAGATGGCCTTTCCCTCTCTCGACAATACCAAATCCGTAAAGAGTGCGCTTTCCGCCCTCGCAAAAGCACGCGGAGAAACCTGATGGATAGCGAAGACAAGATGATGGTTTGCAATGTGGCTCTGACAATCGTCAACGCAGTGCTGTTTATCCTTCTGATGTTTCCCTAACACCCCCGCGTCACCCAGCCTGCACGGCTGGGCTTCGTGGCCGTGTTACCGGCAGAATGTTCCTACGGGAGAGATGGAAATGGCTGAAAACCATTACGCATATGCAAAAGCTCTGAGAGATGGAGTTTTTGATACAGATGAGTTGCCCACAAGTTTGGCTCAGGAAATTACAAACTACGAACGTGCTGTGATAGGGCTTTCATCAGCATACAACGCGCTTGACGCACACTTCACTAATGAAGATGGCGCAAATGACATGCTGGCAAATATTGATGAACTCATTTGTGGTATTGTTCATGAAGTAACAAAACTACAAGAGCAGAACAGTGAAAGTGCTTCTTGCCGCGCTCAAAGCCATACTGAGTATCGGCGCGAGTTGGCTGAGTGCGTGTGATGCTCAGCGACCGCGAACGGAGCGAACTCGTTGCCCTTATTGCCGCAGCAAAAGAGTGCCTTGCAAATAACGCGATAACGCCCGCGCAGGCACATTCTTTGCGTGTACATGGCGAGAACATGGTGGAGCTAGAGCGTATCAGGCGCTTTCCGGCTTATGCACCTTGCCTGTCGGGGTGTGTGGCATGATTGATCCAATCTTTAAGGCAGTTAACCAAATTTATGCAACGCATCTGGTTGATGACCTTCGGGCGCTGTCGGATTGCATGAAGGCCATTCGTGCAGAAGGAGCAAAAACTGATAACGAGGCGCTGGAGATTATTGGCATCTTAGAAAATTTAGAGCGTAAGGCCAAACACGCTCAAGCGCTCATGCGCACTGAGCTAGCTAATCAGATGCTCGAAGATGGCGTGACCGGCATGCAGTCGCAAAACTGGAAAGCAACGCTGGCTGAGGCTGCACGTACAGCAATCATTACGGATGAAAAGGCGCTCAAAAGCGCGATGCCTGAGCTTTGGGCTCCCCAGCCCGACAAGCTCAATAAGACTGAATTGAACAAATTGGCGCGCAAGGGCGATGTCCCCGGTGTGTCCCTATCAAATGGTGGCGCTCCGGTTCTCCGTGTGAGCGCAAAGAAAGGTGAATGAGATGAGTGGAGCATTAGTTTTAGATAGAGCAGAACGGGCTGTTTCTGGTGCAGACACATGGCGCGCCAGCACGGACGCTGCTTCAATGTGCAAGGAAGTCGTCAATAAGCGCGCCATTGATTTGCAGGGCCGCCGTTACGTTCCCGTAGAGGGGTGGCAGGCAATTGCTATCGCCCATGGGTGCGTAGCTTCATCTGAAAACGTGCGCCGTGTTGATGGTGGTTTTTCTGCTGAGGGTGTTATCAGGCGCATGGAAGATGGCCATGAAATCGCCCGTGCCGAGGGTTTCGTGGGTGAGGACGAAATTACGTGGTTTGGCGGCAAAAACAAATGGGGAAAAATTCTGCCAAAGCGCCCAGATTTCGCCATTCGAGCCATGGCCCAGACCAGAGGCATCAGCCGGGCTTGCCGATCTGCTTTCGCCCACGTTGTTGTTCTGATGGATATTGGCCTTGAAACAACGCCTTACGAAGAAATGGCGGGAGTTTTCAATATTCAAGATGATGCTAAGCAGGAGAACAATAAACCTGAACCTGCGCATAAGAAGCCTGAGGTCAAGGTAAGCAATCCCCCCATGGATTATAAAAAATTCGTTTCCGATCGACTTCGGTCTTGCACTGATTCCCGCAGCGTAGACGCAGAATGGAACCTCTGGCGCAGTGAGGTCAAAAAGTGCGCTGACCAAGGGTCTCCTATTCCAGAAGAAACACAATCTGCGGTGCAGGACATCATCGTGGCTAAACGCGCCGAGTTCGACCGGCAGGCCACAGAGGCACCAATCGAGGAGCCAGTAGCATGATCCTCTTTTACGACACAGAAACAACCGGCCTGCCAGATCGTTTCACACCACTCAATTCTGAGCGCCAACCTCGCTGTGTGCAGCTTGCTGCGTTACTTACTGATAATGCTGGCAATGAGTTGTCCTGCATCAATCTGATTGTGCACCCAGATGGTTGGTTAATTCCCGCTGGGGCGGCAGCTATCCATGGCATTACCACAGATAAAGCTAAAGCGATTGGCATTAGGGAGGCTGTTGTCGCGGCCGCTTTCTATGACCTTAGCCAAAAAGCCGACCTCCTTGTGGCGCACAATGAAAAATTTGACCGCCAGATCATCAATATCATGTTTGAGCACCTTAGTCGGGGCTGGAAACTTGATGCTCCAGCCTTCGACACGATGGAAGCTGCTGCGCCAATCGTAAACCTCCCGCCAACGCCGCGCATGATCGCGGCTGGTATCGACAAGCCCAAAGCGCCAAAGCTGGAAGAGTGCATGCAGCACTTCTTCGGCGAGAAACTTGAGGGTGCGCATGACGCCTTAGTCGATGTTCGCGCCTGCGCTCGTCTTTATTTCCACCTTCGTGCCGAAGGATACGGCGCATGACCGACCAGAAAACCATCGGTATTCCTGTTAAGGTTGAAGACTTTAACCGGTCACGAGAATGCTTTGAGGCATTTTATGCTGAGATGTGCGCTAAAGCAACGGGGTGCTCAGGGGTAACAACAGACTATGTGCGCGGGTTGCGGTGCGGCGATAATTATGGTGGCCGGGTATTCCTCAATAATATTTGGGAGGCATGGCCTGACTTCGTAGATCAGGTAATGCCTCTCCTAGCGTCCCGTGATGCTGAAATTGCGCGGCTAAACGAGGAGCTGTCAGTCTATCGTGCGGGGATGTCTGAGTTGATCACCAAGGAAGTAGCGGCCCTGAAAGGCGGTGCGGCATGAGCGAGAAAGCTAAACCATGCCCGTTCTGTAAATCAGAGCGACTTTTTATTCCGGTCCCTCATGACATTAACACTTGGGTTGTGTGCCTAAAGTGCCGAGCAGAAGGGCCTATGAAGAATTCTGGTATAGATGCTTTGGAAGCATGGAACACCCGCGCAGGAGAGAAGGCGTGAGCATGTATTACGTGATCGACTTGCGGGAAAAGATGAACCGTAACCCGTACATTACTTTCTGGCGGCCAAATGATGCTGGTTATTGCTACCCCGTACCGTGGGCAGGTGAATATACCGAAAAACGTATCATTGAGGGCGATGATTACTATACCCAGCGCAGGTGGCAGGAAAGGACCGGCGCATATACAGGGATTTGGGAGCGTGTTGCCGTTCGCACTGACCTGATAAAGCCTTTTTGCATTGAACCGGCACATGGCATGGTTGACGGCAATATCGGGCCGGTGATCGCAAATACCGGAAAAATCCGGACAGCATTGCGGCGTCTGCGATTTATTCTTCCAAAAGAGAGGATTGCGCCATGAGGACTAGAGAGGAGCAGATTAAACCGTGGGGGTATATCTCCCCATTCGCAACAGAAACGCTGCGTGACCGCGCAAAATGCGATCTAACGATAACCAAAAAGGCCACGCACAACATAACAATGCCGCTTTATACGGCAGAACACATCCTTGAAGCCGAGCGCCGAGCAGAACAGCGCGTGCGGGCGGAGATTGGGCGGGATAGTGAGCGGTTGGATTGGTTAGAACGGCAATTCAAGTCCTGCACCGTCTATATGAACGGAGAATGTTCTTTTTCTCCAAGTCCAGTGATACGGAACTTAAAAGGCCATAGTTTTCGTCAAGCCATCGACGCAGCGCGGGAGGTGGGGTGATGTGTGATTGGAAAGATACCGACGATATTTTGCATATCATCGCACAACCTGAGCAACACGGTGACGCGCATATTCTGGGCACAAAAGAGGGCCTGACCCGGCTTCGATGTGCGATAGACTCTGCGATAAATACACCGAACCAAACCCATAAAGCCACAGAGATGACTAATGATGGAGAGGGGTTTTATGCACTTGTCCAGTGTGTCTCTGCCGACCGTGTCGATGAATTACCTCTTGGGTACACAGAAGACTATGCCAAAGACGAAAGCAAATGGCCGGAGTGGATCGCATGACTGACCCGAGGATTGAGGCGGCGGCGCGAGCTTTGTTCGCTACAACAGAGGGTGAATATACTTGGGATAGCCTTCAGTCTTACTACAGAAATGTATGGATCAAAATGGCGCGTAATGCCCTCGCAGCAGCAGACGCGGCGGCTTGGATGCCGATGAGTGAAGCACCGAGGGATAGGACAGACATCCTCGCAAAAACCCGGCCTGATGTTTACCCGGAAGGCCACAATCGCTCAGGTTGGAATAATAGGAGCGTAGTAATCAGACATGAGGGCATCGTTAACGATGACTTAGATATGGGCTGGTCAGTCGCTGCGCCGGTTGGATATGGCGGGATGCCTGACGATTGGTTTGTAGGATGGCGACCCCTGCCCGCCCCGCCGAAAGCTGAGGTGTCGGAATGAGCCGGTCTACACAAATCAAGAATGCTCTTATCCCGCCAGATAATACTACATTAGGCTCGTGGCATTGGCTATCACGCGGAAAATACCAAGCTCCAGCATGTTGGCTTGGTGGGTTCTGGGCCATCGCAAATTGCATTTGGGCCCCCACGGGTAGGGTTAGCGTCATTACTGGATCGCGCAGAGGTCTACGGTATGTGGGGCCCGTAGCCCCATGGTGTGAAGAATCGGGAGCTGGGAATGGGTGAAACACTAGAAATGGAACGACTATGGACAGTCCGAGAGCTGGCGCAGTATCTCAATTATCAAGAATCATCTGTCCGGACGCTATCTAGCACCGCGCCCGAGCGGCTTCCTCCCAAGGTTCCGGGGCTTGGCCGCCCACGCTGGAACCCTGAAACGGTGAGGAAATGGGCGTTAACACCAGAGGTTGTTATCCAAAAGAAACGTCCCGGTCGCCCCCGCGCTAATCAAGCTTTTTAGCAAGATCGGCGGCATCTGGCCGGTAGTATCCTTTTAGAACGGTGAGCGATTTATGACCGCTCACCGCAGAAAGCTCTAAAACATTCGCCAGTTTTTTACTCATGCGCGTAATCGCCTCGCGCCTAGCGTCATGAAAGCGGATTGTTTCCAGCCCCACAGCTTTGCGCGCCTCCCTAAATCGGGCGCACATAGAGCCGTAGTTTGCTGGTATAACAAGGGCATCGCTAGGCCGATGCCCCAGCAGCCTCAACAATGCCACGGCCGCACTAGATAGCGGAACGTCTCTGGCCTCCCCGTTTTTCGTTATGGATAGATGTAGCCAGCGTTTCTCTAGATGCACATTGCCCCATGTTAGAGAGAGCATCTCGCCCTTCCGCATGGCCGTCTCAATGCCCAAGCAGAAAGCGAAGGCAGTCCACTGCGCTAGATTTTCAGGGGCCGATTGCTGATCCCAACCCAGCCGTGAAACAATAAGATTGCGCTCTACCTCAGTAACGCGGCGGCTACGAGGGCGTGGGTTTTTAGGCCTTTGGATATTATGAACAGGGTTTATTTTTATTGGGGCCTGCCATTCTTTTATCGCTTGATTGAAAACGGCAGAGATCACGTTCAATTCACGATTGACCGAATATGCGGAAACCTCAGTCAGCCGCCTATCACGCCACGTAGCCAACTCTACAGGGCCGAACATATGTAGCGATAGTGCGAAGGAAGGGTCTCTTGCTAATTTAGCCAGACGCAATACCTCCCAACGCTCGCCGCGCTTTGATGGGCTTACCTCCTGCGCATAGCGTTGCATTAATGACGAAACAGACATGCGAGAAGACACAGGCTGCACCTCTGCCGCCCTTTGGCCAGAAAGAATAGCGGCCTCAGCCTGTATGGCCCACTCTTCCGCCTCTTTTTTGGTGTCGAACGTGGCGTTTACGCGCTGGCCCCGCTTCGAGACCATAGCTCGCCACGAATCGCCTCTTTTGATGATTGATGCCAT